CTAGAAGCCGAACAGATGCGGGATGAGCGAGCCGAGCAGAAATCCGCCGAGAGCGGAAAATCCACCAACAACAATGACTTCAAGTGAGCTGCGGAAGAGATTCAGGTTTGCCAGATTGCCTTTGATGATGCCGACGATGATGAGCGCGACGATGGTAAGGGCAATCGAAATGGGCAGCGCGACACCAACGGGAAAGAAGAAGTAGGCGATCAGCGGGAAGATCGAGCCGATGACGTAGGATATGCCCATCGTCATCGCTTCGGGGATGCGCACGGTGTTTGGCTCGCTCATCAGCCCCAGCTCCTTCTCGATCATCGTCTTGTGATAGGACTGCGGATAGCGCATCAGGATGCTCGTCATGCGGCGCGCATCCTCCGGATCGACGCCTTCATGCATAAAGAGCAGCTCCATCTCGCGCTGCTCATTCGCTGGCTGGCTGCGGATTTCGACCAGCTCTTTGGCGATTTCGGTTTGCTGCACCTGCGCTTCCGCGCGTCCGGAGATGAATTCGCCCGCGCCCATTGAGAGGGCGCCCGCGAAGGCTTCCGCGATGCCCGCCACGATGATCGCCTGCGTATTGTGCGTGCCGCCGGCGACACCAGTCACGACGCCCAGCGGGACGAGCAGCCCATCGAGCGAGCCAAAGACCAGCTCACGAATCCGGCCGAGCCGGTCTATGCGCTCCCGCTCGGCATGCAAGTGCTCGTGCAGCGGATTATCCGTCTGCGAAACAGCCTGATCCATGTACCTCGTCCTCTCTCTGGCGTGCGCCCTGGCTCGACGACCGCCCTGCATGCACATCGCGTGCCGGAAGCATCGGCGGGGCCATCCGGGGAAACAGCGGCGCATCCCCATTTCTCCGGTCTGCTTGTATGATAGATCTGGCTCTGGGGCATATCCAGTGGTCGCGCTCAAGCGCATGCCGCGTGGTTGATCAACATGCTTCCACATCCTGTCTATTCAGGCACTGGCATGAACCGGTGATGCGATTGTGACTGGATGGAGTAGAAATGATTCCGCCCGCATGGTATACTCCACCTGACCTGTTGTCAGTGTAGGCGTCGGTGTGGCGTATTGCTGCTGAAGTGCCGCGTGGACGGATAGCTGACCTCTTTTGGCGTCTCTCCCAGATGGCTTCCCTGCGTGGCGCGCATCCTTTCCCCCGGTTTCGTTTCTCACTCGGTCATCCAGGCAACACCAGGTGCCACCTTGCCCCCAGACTACGCAAGCGTGGGCCTGGCCAGTGGTCACGCGAGGAATAGCGTGACCAAGCGAGGTACGCCAATGTCTACTGACTCTGGTGGCCGGCACTCTTCCCCTTCTGGTCCCAGGAAATGGCCTTTCTTTGGCCACCGTGAATCCGAACAGTCACCCACCCCATCGCCAGCGGACGGCTCTCCGACAGTCGAATACCAGTACGACGTAGCGGACATTGATGAGGAGGAAATCCCCTCCATGAAGCCGAGCGATTCATCCGGTTCAAGACCAATCAACGTAAATCCCGCGAACTGGGGCCAGCACTCCACCTCCCGCCCCTCGCGCTTCCTCAAACTCTACGATGAGATCAAGGCGCAGCCACACGGCGAGGAATCGCTCTGGCCGATCTACAACCACGTACACCAAATTCAGCACAGCGCCCCGGGGGCTGCCTCGCGGGTACTCGATGAGTATGTGCCTAGTTTGCATGAATATTCGGCATCTCCGGACCTCTGGCACAATCTATCTATCGTCGCCAGCCGCATTGATAATGAGCAGGCGGAATTGCGCTTTGTGCTTCATGGTCTTGCGCAATGGCCCGAAGATGTTGATCTTCTCTGCGACGCGCTGGAACTAGTTCATAAGTCTGGCGAGCAGACCGATCCGGCCGCAGCCGAAGTCATCTGGAACGTTCTTGAGAGCATGAACCGCGCGATTACTGGACCATTCTGGCGTTTCTGGGTATTCGGAGCGCAGTACTACATCCGCGACAGAGGAGATCCCGGACGCGCCATGGAGTTGCTTGATGAAGGACTTCTTCTGGTGCAGCGCGATGGTCTGTACAACATTCTCAACGCGTACCGAGCGGTCCTGATTGATGCTAAACCTACACGTGTTCTGCGTTCGCTAGAGGAGGTAAAAGCCTATCAGGGCGAGATCCTCAGACAACTTGAGGAAAAATACGTTCTCGGCATTGCGCTTGGCGTCGAGAATGCCCATATACTCGCCGTGGCGCTTGCAAAACTCTATCAGGAGCGGGCAGGCGAAGGGCTGGGGGATGACGATTCCGAAACAGACGGGAGCATTCGCGAACAAAATCTGACGAAGGCTCTATTCTACCTAGACCTTGCCGAGACACTCTTTACTGGCTCGGTTAATCACAACATCGCGGCCATCTATGAAGCACGCGCCCGGATCATGATGGTGCAGCATCGCTTTGGCGAGGCCCTGCGGCACATGCGCAGTCTGCCGCCTACACGCCAGCAAGAACCAACAGTTGCCGCTATGATGCGCCTGGCGGCGTTGAGCATTGGCGAAAATCCAGACAGCGGGCCAGAAAACGGAGGGAGCGGACGAGGTGCAGGAAGCGGAGGCGATGCACCTGGGGCAGGCGCAAGCAAAGCGGAGATCATTAGCGAGTTCCTCAATGATCTGTTCGCTTCACAGGGAGCAAAGCTGTTGGCGATTGCCAGTGAACATCCACAAATTAGGCAAATCGTGCTCGCGGTCGCATCTCAGTTGAACGCCTCGGACCCGGAGGTGCCTGCATGATGAAAGTCGCCGCGTTACAACGTCACTTTCCGAATTTCTCGCATGATATAGACGAACTCGACCATCTTGACGACGAACTCGGGCGAGGCGATCTCGCTAGGGGTATAGCAGATGAGATTCGAAAGAGTCCGGATGGATTAGGGCCTCGTGTCATTGGCATCTATGGGTGGTGGGGCGCGGGCAAATCCTATTTACTCAGTCAGATAATCCGACACCTTCTTGCGGGCAATGAGACGGATACAGAACGCGGAATCGTGGTGGTTCGCTACCGCACGTGGGAGTATGAGACGCAGGGCGATCTCACCCCGGGCCTTATTTTGTCGATGCGCAATGTCGATCAGCAATACCGGCATACGAATCCGTCGAATCCGCCATTGCTGGTGGGAAGGGGCAAATCAAGCTACAAAGAGCAGGCAAATATGCTGCTCAAAACTGTTCTGCGGACTACGGCGTTCGCGGTGGGGATGGCGGCTGCCATGCTGCCGCAGGGGCAGGCGCTGACGTCCATGATTCAGTGGTATACCAGCAGCACGATTCGCGATGTGAACCAGGCACGCCGACGAGCATCAAATCATGGCAAACTAGCGCCCTATGAGGACGATGCGGTTCAGAGAATCAAGGCCGAGATGCAGAGTCTGGTGGACGGCATCATCGAAGCGGCGAGAGCGGGAAACGAAAAGCGCAAAGCCTCATGGCGCGTAGTCGTTTTCATCGATGACCTTGACCGGTGTTCACCCGAGAACATGGTCAACATGTTCGAATGGCTCAAAGTGCATCTGGTCGTGGATCATTGCGTCTACGTGCTTGCCCTTGACCATGTCGCGGCGGCTCGTGCCATTGTTGGCAGGTACAAAGAATACCTGGGCGACGATCCGGACCTTTCCTATGGTTTTCGGTATCTCGAAAAGTTAGTGGACCGCGAACGGGAACTTGTGGAAAGTCCTAACGTGCAGCGCATGGCCCTGATCCAGATGTACGGGCAGAATACCCGCTACAGCACAGTGAGCGATGTGGCGAAGGAGCAATCGGGCGGCGACTTTCCTGGCATTATCTACATTGACGAACTCTTGAGCCTTCGCTCACTTGCGACTCCTCGCACGGTGCTCAAGATCGTAGACAAATATCTGCGTGTGCTGGACGTTATTGATGTGCAGCAGCTCCAGCATCAACTGCCCTCGGCCTATCACGTCTGGATTCTGTTCATGATCGCCGTCTATTACCGACTCGATCCAGATGATCTCGCAAAGTTTGTGCGTGGTCAGGGGCCACTCTATCAGTTGTTGCTAACGCCAGAGAAAGAGCAACTCCTTCGGGATATAAGAGATCCTCTCCTCGAGTTTTGCCACTTCGCGCAGCACCTGGGAAAATCGGGGGGCGAGGCGCTGCGTCCACCGAGCAGCGAAGTCCTGCATAGACTGGCAAACATCATCCTGCAGACGGCCTAAACTGGCGTACAAGCGTCAGAGGTGGCGGGAGGGTCTGCGTGAAAGTGATCTCCTGCCATCTGGTACTTCCCTCTTGATTTATTTGAACATATGTTCTATATTCGTCACATGGGTGATGGCTCCGTAGTGCGGTTCGTGTAGCGTCGTCTGTACTGAAGAAGGCGGGCGCGGCTCCCTGGCCGGGGAGGATGCGCCCGCCAGCGCGGTGAGCCTGAAACCGGGCGCCGCTCTCTCCCGTGGAAGATCGCGGGTTGGGAGCGGCGCCTTCGTCCATTCTGGGGAGCATGCATGGGGAGGAGCGGATGAGGAGCGAGAAGGCCGAGGTGCGGCGTAGGGCACCGGATGTAACACTGGATGCGATGCCGGAGGAGGAGACCGCGCCGGTTGCCCAGGCGCGGCTCGATGGCGAGGCAGGGCGGGCGGCGGACGTGGCGCGCGTGGGTTTCGCGCCGATTGTCCGGGTGGATGCGCCGAGCCGCGAAGTGGAACTGTGCGCGACGAGCGAGGCCGTCGATAGCCACGGCACGGTGTTTGATTATGGCGCGAGCAAGGATGCCTTTACGCGCTGGGCGGGCAACGTTCGCGAGATGCACGACCGCCGCGCCGTCGGCAGGAGGGTGCAGGTGCGCTGCGACGACGAGACGCGCAAGATCTTCGTGCGCGTGCGCATATCGCGGGGAGCGCAGGACACGTGGGAGAAGGTGCTCGATGGGACGTTGCGCGGCGCGAGCATCGGAGCCAGCAACGTTACCTGGGAGCGGCAGGTACGGCGCGTCGCGGCAAGTGAGCGCCCGGTGAACGTCGCCACGCGCTACGACCTGGTTGAGTTGAGCCTCGTGGATAGTCCCAGCAATCCCGATGCGCTGGGCATCGCCATCGTGCGTGACGCCCTGCCCGATGTGGCGCTGCTGGATGATCTGGGGCCGGAGCATACGGACGAGGGCACTCCATCTGGCGAACCATACGCGCCGGTCGTTTCGCCGGCGCTGACCCTGCCGCAGCGGACGCGCGCCAGACGGGAACGCTCCTCGCATCGTGAGCGCCATCGCGGTGAGCCTTCGCGCCAGTCGGGGGCAACGTTGTTCGGCGATACGGATCTGTTTGGTCCGGTGGAGGCCCGCATCGCGCGCGAGCGGGCCATTCGCGGCTGGGCAGAGCTGGCGGAGGGTGCGCCTGAGACGGCGGCTGGCGCAGCGATTCCGGGGTGCATGGAGATGCCGCGTGTGCGCGAGGCGATGGGCCAATCCGCGACGCGCCGGGTGGAAACCGCGGATGTAGGTGGGCGGCTGCACAGCGCGGCGCGGGAGCTGATGCGCGGCTGCCGGTGCCCTCGCTGCGCGGGCGCGCTGGCGGCGCTTGGCGAGACGGAGGAAACACGCGACATAGGGGGCGCGCAGCCACTGGAGGCCGCGTCGGTGGCCCGGGCGCTCGCGGCGGGACTTTCGGCCAGCGCGGAGCGGCTGGAGCACGTGGATGGCAGCGTGCGCGAGATGCACACGCTGCTCAGGGCAGCGGTCAGCCAGATGGCGGGAACTGTCGGCGATCTGCGCTCGCGGCTGGATGCGCTGGAGCGTCAGCCTGTGCCGGGAGGTCCCGCGGCGCGACCTGTGGAGAAGCCGGGCATACTCGCGGCGGGAAGCGGCGTGCAGGCAGCGGAACAGGCGCGGGCGCTGGAATCGCTCGCTGGAAGGATCAGCGATCCGCAGGCGCAGATCGCCGTCGCGGCGGAGATCATCCGGCTGCGGCAGGCGGAGATGTGAAGAACGGGGCGTTTTGAGCGCGGAGGGTCGTAGATTGCGGCACACGGCTGCTCGCGCGAGGACGATCCCAGGTGAAACGTGGGGATGTGGAGGGGGAACAGACGATGACTACAGGACTCTCGACCGGCGCACCGGCTGGGACCGGCATTACAGACGAGACGGTCGCGCTGGTGCGCGACGCGATCGCGGATACGACGCGCGCCATTACGACGGCCAGCGGGCTGATCGGCTATGAGCTGGAAGCGCCGGCGAAGGTGATCGTGCCGGTGACGACACCGCTGGTCAATCTGCTGCCACGGCGGCGTGGCGCGGGCGTGGATGTCGTGCACTGGAAGGCGATCACGAGCTTTGATACGGCGCGCAACTGGGGCGTGCTTGCGGATGGTGGGACGCCGAGCCAGGTGACGTATGCCGTGGCAGCCATGCAGAATACGCACCAGACGATCAGCCTGATGAAGTACTCCACCTTCCCATCGCAAGAACCCGCTTGTCATCCAGATTCATGATCTGTCTACCTCATCCGCTAGCGCTCAGTGATTGCAAAAGTGATTGCAAAACCTCCCAGAACGCTCTTTCACGCGCTTACCTGATGAGGTTGCTCACGTCGCCGCAGATAGTCGCGCAGCACCCACACGATCTCGCTGTTGATCGATCGCTCGTTCTCACGTGCTGTCTGCCGTATCCCGTCGAGCAGTTCCTGCGGGAGACGGATGTTGGTGCGCGCTTCGCGTTGTCCGGTCTCGTGTCTTCGTATCATGCTGCCAGTGTACTGCCGCAGTGCTGCCATTGTCAAACCCTCCTCACCAACCCAGCGCGACGGCTATCGCGGTCGCAGCATCTTCCAACATGTCCGGTAGCACATGCGCGTAAATGTTGAGCGTGATAGTGATGTTACTGTGCCCGAGCATCTCCGAGACGACCTTGGGATTGACATTCTGCCCCAGGAGCAGCGTCGCGGCCGTGTGGCGCAGGTCGTGGAAGCGGATGGTCGGTAATCCCGCGCGTTTGAGAATGCGCGTGTGGCGCCAGCGCACCGCGTCGTGGGTGAGGGGCCGGCCAATCTCGTCACTGAAGACGACATCGTGCTCTTCCCAGACTGGACCTACGGCCAGCCGTTCGAGGCGTTGCACCTGCCGGTGCTGCCGCAGCGCCTCGGCTACTGGTGCGGCAATGGTGATCTGGCGGCGCGATGCTCGCGTCTTGGGTTCGGTCCAGACCGGTGCACGCCCCGCATCACTGCCTACCGTGCCACGCCACTTCAGTGTGGCCACGACACGAATCTTGCGCTGATTGAGGTCCACCTCGCTCCACCGCAGGGCCGTCAGTTCGCCAAGCCGCAGACCTGTCGCGAGTGCCAGGGTGAACAGCGCGGATAGCCGTTCCGTCTGTGCCTCTTCCAGATACCTTCGCGCCTGCTCGCGACTGAGCGGATGGATGTCGAATCGCCGGACCGCCGGCGCATCTACCATATCGGCGACGTTGCGCGGCACGATCCCGATCCGTACCGCGCGTTTGAGCGCGAAGTGCAGGATGGAGTGGACGGCCCGTACCCGCCGCGCGGACAATCCTTTCGCCGCACATGTGGCATAGAGCGCCTGCACGCGCTGCGGGGAGAGCTGCGACAACCGCACGCGCCCAATGTCAGGCAGTATGTGTAGCCGGATCAGTGCGTCGTAATCGCGCCAGACCTCCTCAACCAGTCGCGGGGGACGCATGGTCTCCATCCAGGCGGCGAGATACTGCATTACGGTCTGCCGATCATCTGCGGCAAAGACGCCTTGCTCCAGGTCGCGTAACGCTTTGATGCGCTTGGTGTTGGCTTCCTGCCGGGTCTTGCCGTAGAGCGCTTTGCGTTTGCCGTTCGGCAGGCTGATCTGTGCTACCCAGCGACCGTCGTTGCGATGGTAGATCGTGCCTTCTCCATGCCCTCGTCGTGCCACCACCTGCCACCCAGTCTATGCCGTCTGTGCGGCGATGAACGCTTCCAGCTCGCTCGCGGGAATGCAGCGGTACCGTCCGACCTTAAGAGAACGCAACGTGCCACGCCGTATCAACCGCTCGATGGTCGGCACACTACTGAAGAGCAGCTCCGCCGCTTCGGCCTTAGTGTACAGCAGCTTGGGAAGAGTCGGGGGGTGGATCGGCCCTTTCGGCTGCCGCCTACGAGCTGGTGCCTTGACTCTTGGTTTGCTCGCGGTTCGCATGCTCACGGCAGGTCCTCGCTTTTCCCGGTGTCGTACCTTGCGACGAGGGCGCGAGCTTTGACTTTCAGTGCCAGAGCATCATCAAAGCCGACAAGGTGCTCTCCGCTGGGATACGTCTCCCACCTGCTATCCGCTATCGCTCGCGCGAGATCGCGCATGGCGGCGTTCTCGGATTCCAGGCGTGCAAACTCATCCCGTATCGTGACAGGCACCCATCCGCCGTTGTATGGCACACGCTTGTACAAGGTATCGTAGATGATCGCCCGCAATCGCTCCACTTCAGCGAGCAGCGCTGGCACGTCTCGCGCATAGGCATGGAATGTCCGGTGCATCCACTTGGCATCATCACACCCGTTCTCACGGTCAATGTCCGTCTGGATCGCCTTAGCCTCTGTCTCCATCGCTGCCAGCTGCTCATCGTTCAATGGCTCAACCATGCCGTCCTCCCTTCTCATGCCGCAGCACGACCTCAGACGACAGCTTGCCCTCACGCGCCGCAGCGCGCAGCGTCTCCATCAGGTCATCGCAGGTACGTTGGAGCGCATCATTGTCCCGACGCAGGCGCTCCACCTCGGCGAGCAGCACACGCACGTCTTCTGTCCATTGCCGCTCCACTTCCCACGGCCCAGGCGTTGCCTTCTCAGTGCGCTCTCGTATCTGCGCCAACCGCTCGTCGCTTAGCGGATTCGTCATGATGGCCTCCCACGTGCCGAGAAGTCTAGCTCCTGTACGGGCTGCAGCTCGTCGCTCAGAAACTGGCGGCACAGGCGGCTGAGATCGTCAATCGTAGTCTGAATGACCACATGCTCACCTGTGTCTGCGTTCACGATCAGAATGCCTGCGCGTACGCCGTCGGTGTGCTTCACGAAGCCTGCGGTGATGTGGTCGGTCCCGGTAATTCTCACGCTTCGGTCGCCTTTCTCTCGTCTTGCTCTCCCCACTCCATCCGGCCCCGCGCGTGCCGCGCACAGTAGCCGACCCGCACGAGCCGCTTGCGATGCTGTTCCTCGCAGAGCACGACCGCTCGCGCCAGGCAGCCTTGTTGCGCGCATTTGAGGTATGGTCTCTGGCGTTCTTTCACCCTGCCGCCTCGCTTTCTCCATCGCACACCGTCCACAAGAGGTCAATCATGGCTTCGAATGCGCGCATCCAGCGCTCTCGCTCGCCCAGTGTCCAGGTCCGCGCCGGCGGCAACAACTCGAGCAGTTCTGTGAGCACATGCGGCGCGGAGGCGTGCTCTGTCCGCTTCTCTTGTCGCGGCTCACGGTGGGTCGCGATACCGTCTTCAGTCGCAGGGATTGCTAGCATGTTCTTCCGTGGGCGCGGGCTGGCGTGATACTCCATCTGTCTACCAATGAACTTGCCGGAGCACGTCCGGGAGCAGAAGCGCTGCGTGTTTGAGTTGGGCGTAAACTGCTGGCCGCACTGTGGGCATTGTTTTTTGGCGCGCTGGGTGACCGTGGATTGATGCTCCTCCTGATGGCTCTCGTGAGAGGCAACCACGACATGCGCGGGACTCGGCTGTGCGGCAGCTTCGTCAGCACCTGATGCCACCTTGACCAACTGTGCTGAGGCCTTACGTGAATAGGTCGTGGGATGGGGCTGGACATCCGGGGGATTTGAAAGACCAAGCGCAAGCGCACGCTCGCGCACCGCGTACCACGGTACACCGAGTGCCTCACCGATTGCGCGCATGGTCGCCGTCGTCCCGTCATGCGCGTCGCGCAGGTAGTCGTCTTCCTCCGCGGTCCATAGATGGGTTTGCGGCACTGCCTGCGTTTTGGTATAGGGATCGGAGAGCAGGCGACCCTCAGACATGGCGTGCCCCGCTATTCGTGCTTGTTGCTCCAGCACACGAGCTACACAGGTCGCTCTCCATCCAGAAGCAGCCCTCCTCACAGCCCCATTCGTCCGTGCAGCCACAGACGCGGCAGACGCGCACGCGTTCCTCCGGAGCTACATGCTCGATGTGGTCTTCGCGCAGCACCGTGTCGTGTGCCTCGATGGGATGTTCCTGACGCCTGACCCGGGTGACGTAGATGTGCCGTGGGAAGTGGACGAGATACCGGTTCATGCCCTGGCTCCGTCGCGTTGGGCGCACGACGATGCCCACCGCGCCTGCCACCATACGTCCATGGAGCATGAGTTGCTCCTCTACGCTGCCTCGCACGCGCACCTGCTCGCCAGCAGTGAAGGCGAATGGGGCGCGTTTCGCTGTGCTCATTGCGCCACCTCGCTTCCGACATACCGGGCTTTCCCACAACTACTGCAGCGCTGGTAGCGTGCATCCGCTGCCCAGTAGTGCCAAGTGTGGACGTGATGCGCCTCGAAGGCAGCGGCGTGTTGTGCCAGTTCACACTCTTTGCGCTCTTGCTCTACGCGCTCTCGCGTCTTGCCCTGATAGAGCCGGTGGCCGCACGGCTCAGCGTAGACGCAGCGTCCAACTTGCTTTTCGCGCTTGACCGGTGTGCCGCAGTGTGGACATGTGCCCTGTGCCAGGTGGGAGAGGAACGCGACAAACTGGCTATTGCTACGCTCTGTCTCGGCTCGCAGTCGCGCGAGCAGGTCAGGGTCATCGGCCAGCGCGGCAAGGATCTCGCCGTGGCAGGTGACGCCATGGATGTCGCCACCGATGCCGCCCTTCGGCGCACACCAGCAACCTAGCGTCTTGCCACGCAACTCAGGCAGGCGAGCAAGGATTTCCGGTTGTGTGAGGATCCACTCGCGATAGTTGCTGATGGCTGCTGCTGGGCTTTCACCACGAAGCACGCGATACCGATTTCCCCAGCCCTGATTGACGTACTTGGTTCCCGCCATCGTGCGGCCAATGTAGACGTCGTATGGATCCAGCTTCACGTGAACTACACGTGTCGCTGGCGTCGGTGTGAGCACGGGCACAAGGCGCGGCTCAACGCGCTCCAGGTGCGATCCGCGGACCCAATCGCGGCCAAAGCCATCATCGAACCGCACGATGTATCGCGGGTCGTGGGCAAGGTTGCCAACGCTGCACTCCTCGACGATCATGCCAGTGCGTCCATAGTGGCGGGACATGATTCCGTCGCCGCTGCCAATGCGGACATGTTCTCCAATAGCGAACTCGCTCATTGGCGCACCTCCGTGAACAGGTTCTGCTGTGCTACAAGCTGTCGCGTGCTTTCCCGATAGGAGACCGACTGTACGCGGCCCTTACGTACCTGCTTGCGAGTGAAGCCGATGCAGGCGTTCCCGTTTTGCCAGTCGGGGAATGGCACTTCGATTTCACGAGACCACCAGCGGTAGCGCCAGCCGCGGAAGCCCTGGATATACTCGGGGATCGTCACAGCTACTGCGCCACCGTGCCGCACAAGACTGAAACGCCAGGGCTCATCGGGATTGAGGTCAATTCGCACGAGAGGCGCATAACCACGTAGCGCGCCGTTGTAAACGCAATACACGCGCTCACCGAGTCGGATGTTTGGGCGATTGCCGCCAAGATGGAAATCCCACTCGGTTCCCGACCAGGGAGCGCCAGCTGGGTCGCCCTCATCTACCCAGCGGTCCAGGCGGAAAGACAGCGGAATGGTCACGACGACATCGCTCATTTCCGGTCTCCTATCTTCCGCGCACGAACGGCTGGACAGGTCGCAAAGTGGTTGGTATATGCTACAGATGGTGGAGCTGGTGCTACGGCGTAGGTTTCACGCTCGAAGTCCACGAGCACGTTGCCGCCTTCGCGGGTGTGCGCGTCAATCGGCGCGATCTTGCCCGTAGATACACTGCGCAGCCAGAGAATCTGGGCACCGCAGTACCGGCAGTACGAGAGTTTCATGACCGCACCTCTTCGCCGAACAGGGACGATTGCTCCACGTGTGGCCGATCAGGACGCTGCGCGCTGCGAACGATGCTGCTCAGGCTGAACTTTGCCGGCGAGTCCAGCCAGACATTGCCAACCCGTTTCACGAAGACGTACCAGCCCCAAATCTCCACGTGTTCGTCGTCGCCAAGATGTCCGCAACTATGCGCCATCATTTCGGGCGTGAGGCCGTCCGCCAGACACATCCGGACGAAGCGCACGCCAGCGTCACGAACAATATCTCGCGTGAGCCCAGCGGGATAGGCGCTCATCACTGCACCCTCCCACGCTCCGCCAGGATCGCCACGTACTCGCGCGCCGGAATGAACCGGCCACGCATCACCGCATTCAGTGCCTTACGGCTGCAGCGCTTGCAGCGGCTCTGACTGCCGTAGAAACCGTCGCGCCAGTCCAGCTCGTGCTGGCACTCGACGCAGACCGGCTTCTCAGGCGCCGCCAGCGTAGCGGTCTTGCGGATGCGTGGCTTGCGCGCGGTGGTTGTCGTGCTCATGCCGTTTCCCGCCCTTCTCGTGGCTCTGGCAGTTCGTAACGACCAAGCGCATCGCGCAGCTCACGCGCCTGCCAGAGCGGCACGAAGAAGCCCCATTCCTGCGGCTTCGTTGCGTTCTTGTCCGCAGGCAGACAGACGACGAGATAACCGAGAGACATGGCATCGAGCACTTCGACATGCTCATCGTCGGCGTTGTGTGGCTTCTGTGGCTGTGGGATGCCCTGCTCGTTCAGGCCGAGGACATTCGCCAGCACGCGCTTGCGTGTCTTTGCCTCGTACCACTGGCTGCGGCAGATCCGCCACTGGGCGCTGTCACCCTTGGCGAGATTCATCCTTTTCAGCGCTTCCGCCTCATCGCGGCGTGCGCGGATATAGAGTTCAGCGACTTCGACAAGCGTCTTCACGTGATCACCTCAATGCGATCTCTATGAGGTCCCAGTCTGACGGGCGCCAGATGTAGGTTTCCACTCCAGGCACGGTGCGTAGCGTTTCGAGCCAGACCTTCTGCTCGGCGCGGAGTCTTCCACGCTCGCTCTTGAGTTCAGCGAAAATCAGTCGTCCGCTTCGCACGAATATGAGATCAGGCAGACCGGCATGGTTGCGTTTGCTGTCGTAGTCGTGCCACCAGAGCCAGCCCCGTGCGGATGCATAGTCAGTGACGGCCGTCTGGAACTGCGCCTCCGTCTGTCGAACACACGCCACACGAGCTTTGGCGCGACGCATGACTATTCAAGCGGCAGTTCGCGCTGAGCGAGCTCACCGAACGCCTCACGTAACCGCTTGAGCGCCTGACGCATCTTCGTGAGACACTCGCCCAGTTCCTGCTCTTCAGTGGATCCACCCAGGGCAAACGCGTAGGTCGATGCGAGGTCACGGCGGATCTGCTCGCCAAGCTTGATGGAGCGCTCGACAGTCTCTACCGCATCCGCACGTGTGGTGACGGCCACCGGTTTGATGCTAGCCACTCGTCTATTCTCCTAATGATAGTTTGTATTCCCTTTAGGGAACGACAACCGTACAACACTACGCGACGTGGTGCGCTGCGTCCTCGCGCTCATAGTACTGTGCGACGATATGCCGCAACTGGTCGACAAATGTCCTGTGCTCACGCTCCGCGCTGGCTTTCACCCGGTCGTAGAGCGCGATCGGCAGCGTGCCGCTGATAGGCCGTCTTGTCTGGTGTGGCGGCTGCTGTGTCCTCTTCCGCATGCTGGTACCCCTCTGAGAAGATGTCCTGCTTAAGCCCCTTGGTAGTCTACTGTTTTGTTCTCTTAATGTCAATACGTGTTCCCTTATAGTAACGTCACAGGGCTAAACTTGTGAGCATTAATGAAAACTGCTACACTACTGATGATGTTGATAACGAGGGAGCAGGCTCCTATGACCGACGAACCGACGCGACACCGTCTCGAAGAGATTCCCCCTGCAGTACCCAAGCCGCAGGCGGCACGCGCTTTCGCACGTGAAGTGAATAGCGGCGCGTTCCTTCGGCGCATCAACCGCATGGCGCGCGCGGCGCGACTGGCCAATCATGAGTCTATGGCCGCACTGGTCAAAGCCGCGCAAGATGACGGCATGCAACTCAGTGTTGGACGCATCTCACGCCTGGAGACACGCTCCCAGCGCAACGAGGTCGACGCGATCGCGCTGCTCTACATCCTGCTGCGCGGTGGCTACGACCTACCCGACCTCTATCCGCCTGCGGGTGGGACATCTCTCACCGAAGAGGAGCAGACGCTGCTGCGTAACTATCGCGCGGCACCTCCCTCCACACGTGGAGAGATCGTCCGCTACAGTGGTTACATGGCGCGCGGCATCTTCGCTGACGAACGTCCGAGTAATGTGCACGCGCTGCCACGTCCCGAGCGCACGGAGGAAGACGAATTCGCTAGCGACGAGCTCGCCCATGAGGCGCACGCGAAGGTCCAGGAGCAGCGGGAGCGCATCCAGAGACGCCGCGAGAGCGAGAGTCAGACGGCCAGTCGCAAGCACAAGCGCCGCTTCTATGGGAACGGCGGATAGCGCAGCAGCGCCGACGGCTCAGCCAACCAGAGCGCGACCCGCTGTGCCGCGCTACGATAGATGCCCCAGCGTGATGTCTCACTATAGAGCCCCGAGGAGCGCGCTACCTGATCGCGCCATGTGCCGAGTTCAGGCGATTCCGCTAGCAGGATATCGGTCCAGGCGCACAGATCGTCTGCGTTCTGAATCATGAGCGCATCCTGTGCCAGACGATCAGTAATGATCGCTCGGGGGACGGCCGCTGCGCGAGCGAGATAGTCGCTATAGTGCGCCCAGGCAGCGCGAGCGAATTCCTCCGCAGTGCGGCAGGATGCGCGTAGCGCTGGAAGCACCCGCAGCGCCTGTTGCTCGACTGCCTGAGCGCGAGCACGTCCAAGTCGCGGCACCTCGTGGCGCAGCACTGGGCCGAGGCCCAGGTAGGTCGCGGTGAACGTATCCAGCGCGTCATGCGCTGCTACAAGCGTGTTCGTCTGGTGCCAGAGCCAGGTATAATAGCTGCCGTGCCAGCGCTGCCAGAGATGGCGTGCGAATCCTTCGGCTGGTGCGAATGTGGCAACCAGAGTGCGCGCGGGTGGTACCTCACGTGGCGGCTCACAGTACCAGCGCGTCCAGAGGGTAGCGAGGAGGTAGCGCGTGAAGGGGCGTGCCTCGATGGCGTGCTCCAGACGCAGAGCGTAATCTTCCCAGCCAGCACTGGAAGGCTCTACCGGAGCCAGTGCTGGCGCCAGCCAGATGCGCCGGTGCGGGATGTCCATGAGTGCCAGAGCAGGATGCGGCAGGAAACTGTCGCGAATGGCGATATGGAAACTATGTGCGACCAGGCGTGTCACATTGATCGGCGCCGCAGCCGGCATGGCGAGTGCGGTGAGTGACACGGCCCGCGGTCCTGTCCGGACACCGGCGGGAGGCGTTGCCACAGCGACTGTCGGTTGCGGTCGCACTGATCCCGGCCGCGTGACGTGCCGCTGAGCCTGCGGAGCGGGTGGCAGGTCAGGTGTGATCGGCATGCTAGCGAGTGGTGGAAGCGTCGGATGGGTCGGACGCCAAAATGGTGGCTCCGCAGGCTCAAGGAAGCGACGCACCAGGTCGGCGTCCAGTGGCGAGAGCGCCTCTACTTCGTCTGTGGTGTCGCGCCGCGGTGGCTGGGACCAACGCTGGGTAAGCCGCTGCTCCAGCTCTCCGGTTACCTGGTCGAGTGCGTCGAGAGGACCACTTTCGGTCAGCCGCGCCGACTCACCTTCGCGCGCATCGTCGCCATCGTCACCGTTGGGCCATCCATGCAGCGTTGCCACCGAAATCGCCTCCTTCGCATCAAGACCTCATTCCATTAGCGCCATTCCTGCTGAGTCTCGTGGTGGCAAGGATAGCACGCCGGTTGCTCCTATACAAGAGACGTGCCGACACATATACGCAGAGGTGTCGGCATTATGACTTAGACCGCTTGGCTGAGTTGAGAAATTCTTGCGGAATGGAAGACGGATCGTCATCTGCGGCGTCTGCGGTGTAGAGTGCCCGGCCCAGCCGCCGCCGTCCGGCCGGGCTATTCAAGTCCTGGCGAATCGTCTCCCATTCCGCTTCAGAGATGCCAAGCCAGCGCAGTCGCTCCGCGAGCCACTGACTAAAGCGCCACTCGCGATCGAGGAGATTGGCGATGTGGGTGCGAAATGCCGGGTCGGGGATTTCCGTTTCGAGCCGGGCCAAGGTCTCCTGATACTCCACTTCACTGCGCAGCATCGCCGGCGCCGGCCCGAGAAGCGGCATCACGGCATCCCAGTCAAGCTGGCCTGAGCGTAGCAGGATCGCGATCTCGGAGATATCGAGCGCGGCTGCCAGACCGCGGGCGGTTGGGTGAGTCGGAATCGAGCCGCGATAGACGACGGTGCGCAGAGTCTCGATGGAGACAGGGGCGTCGGGTATCTTTTCGGCGATGACGCGTTCGAGTCTGGGCAGGTGATAGTGGATCTTGCCGTCCGAGTCCCAGTACGCATACCGGTGCTGGATGAGCTGAGCGGTTAACCACGCACGCCACAGGCGCACCTGTTCTTCCGACAGCCTCCGCTGTGGTGGCGTGCGCTGTTCCGCTGGCTGCTGTATGACATCGGACATGCTGTGTCCCTCTCCGTTGTCTCGTGTCGCATCTCGTGTGGCCCCTATGGGCAGTGTACCAGATAGTGTGACGCGTGACCCGATCGTGTGACGCGTCACATGACGTTTAGGCTACCGGTTGCTTTTGTCTCGTGTGATGCGTCACACTACGTAGTGACACGTCACACGATACAGCCCCAGGAGGATGAGACGATGACGAGACGGCGTCGACAGCATCGTTCGGGCGGTTCTGGCCGTTCGGGCACTGGGCACATCGTCCACCTGGAGCATCGCGACGTGCAGGCGGAGGCGCAAGCGACACTGGACGCGCTCGACGTGGCGCTCAGCATCGCGCGGCGGACCTACCAGGTGGATGTGCAGTTTGTGAGCGATGCTGAGCTGTGGCGGCACGCGGATCTTGCGCCACGGACGGATCGTCAGTTGCTGGCGGTCGGTTGCACGCTCCAGACAGCGCACCTCTCCTCGCAGGTTCGGTTGTCGTGGCGCGTCCTGGAGCGTTTGGGAGCGGTGGACGTCCGATCGGTGGATGTGCTGCGCGGTGAACAGTTGCGTGGATGCCTGCTGGGAGTCGCTGCGTCGCTCACCCCGCAACATGTCCATAGACGCGCGGCGCGCTTTGTCGGCGAAGCTGTCGGCGAAACGATCGTAGTACGCGAACTCGGACACGCGTCCATCTGCGCGATATGTCTGGCTGATGACCAGACATGGCAAACGCTTGTGGGGAGAAACCGGCGCCGGCGCGAGATCGAGCAGGCGCTGCGTGAGAACCGGCGCGTGTTTGTGGACGCGTCGCTGCCACGGCATTGACCTGGTTAGGCTGCCGTGGCGCGTTCAGATTTTGGGGGCGTGCGCACCTTCATGTGTCGCGCCAGCGCCTCAACGTCAGCGCGACGGATCAGACGCGAGCGGCGGTCCGCTTCATTCTCAATCGTCTCAAGCTTGCCACGCTTGATGAGATCAGTCATCTTGTACTTGGAAACACCCAGGATTTCTCGGGCTTCCGCGACGGTCACGTACTCGTCAGTCATGTCACCTCCCCCATCCAGGAATGACTTGCCAATGCTCCAATAGTAATGGATGTTCCCGAAAGTTGTCAAACTTGGCGGAAATTAATACCAAATAAGCTTGACTAGTAAAAAATAGACGTGTATAATCTTCAGTAGAGATGAGAGAGAACCAGCAGGCACGGAGCGGAGGCGATCGAGATGGCACGCTGCAGAATTTGTCACCGGCCCATGAGCAATCCTGATCACATCGCCGCGGGCATGGGTCCAGTATGTGCCGCTAAAGCCGCGCGACAGGCCGGCGATCGCACTGCGGCGTATCCTCGTGATCGCTACGAGCGCATCCTGCGTGGTCTTGAGAAGCTGGCTGGGATGCTGGCTCAGGCGACCGCATACGACGTGTGGGCGCGGGCCGAGGGCAGTGCGGCGGAAAAGACTGAGGCCGCGTGGCAGCTGCGTCTCATCAACCACTGGTACGAGCGTGCAAAGCGGATGGAGCAGCACGCACGGCGACTGCTTCATCGTGCGGCGTAGAAAGGCGAGAGTGACATGGGTTTTGGTCGTTATTTGTTGCGAGCCAGCACGCGCTATGTGGTCCGCCGCGCGGTCTTCCGCGCGTATCCGCGAGCGCGGCGCTCTTGGTGGTGGTGATGGGTGATGGGAGAGATGACGATGGGAGACAGGCAATTCCCCGGCAATTGGCTCATCGGGCAGGACTTCGATCCCAATGAGCACCTGATGAATCTGAAAGGCCGGGACTACCTCAATGTTCAGAACCGGTTGCTCTGGTTCATCCGTGACCAGCGTGCACTCATTGTCGCGGGACTGGCGACAACTTCGTATGTCATCCGCACGGAACTAGTTGAGCTTGATCGTGAGACTGGTTGGGCGCATTTCCGCACATATGTGCGTGATGTGCTAGGCAACGAAGTGACGATGTATGGCTCAGAGTCCATGAAGGATTTCACGGACTACGCCGAGAAAGCGAGCACAAAGTCTCTTGGTCGCGCCTTGCTGGCGCTGGGCTATGGAACCGCGTTTGCGCCTGAGATAGACGAAGGCGTACGGGTTGTGGATACGCCAACAGAGCGCATGGGAGAGACGCGCCGGCAGACGAATTCGTCGCAGCAGCTTCAACAGAGCAGCGTCGCGCAGCCAACTGCACGGCCAACGGAAGCCGCAGGTGCGACTGATACCGGAGCATCCGAGAAGCAACTCGCAGCCATCGCGCACCTGTGTGAGTTCCTTGGTCGGCAGGTACCAGAGGTACGGGGAACCAAGCACGCGCAAGAGCTGATCAAGCAGCTCAACCAGGAGGCTCAGCGCCGTCGCGCGAGCTAACGGCCCCTAACGAAGGGAGGTATTGCCCACACGCGCTATCATGGTGGCAATTGCGTGACGTGCGCCTTTTTTTATTCTGCATGTGTTCCCTTGAAGGAAATTAATAGTCTATCAAGAGAAAGAAACCAGAGAGGAGGGACGGGACATGCAAACGCTGATGAGTGCGGCGGCGCTCTTGGGAGCGGGTGCGGCGGTGGATCTGGCGGTTGCGCGTGTCACGGCACACATCGTCGCCTGGCGTGCGCGCCGTGAAGCCATGCGGCACGATCCCGTTGTTATCGAGCGGGCAGCAGCCATGTTCGCGGCAGACGTGCGACGTCGGATCGCAGCGGCGGGCTATACCATCGAAGTCACTCATGACCGCTGGGGACGCCCCATGTATTACCACGCGGTACCGATGGTGGCGCCGACCTCGCGCCGGGTGACGACGTCGCAACTCGCGATTCCCGCACCAGCGGTAGCACGACGTCCACGACGCAAGCCAATGGCGTTCGCCACGCTCGATGTTGGCCGAGCCATCTGATAGTCGACCTGTACAGACGCTGAGCTAGCGGCGCGACGGGCGAACGGGTGAAGTAGACCAACGAGGAGAAGATCACCGTGAGCACAGAGACTACCGAGACCTTCGACCTGGAGAGCGCGATCGCCGCGGCTGCGACTGCCAAGCGCGAGCGCGAAGAGGCAAAACGGCGCGAGCAGGAAGAACGCGAACACAAAGAGATCGCGGACGCCATCGGACAATTCAGCAAGAGCCTTCGCGAGGAACTGCCTCGCGAGATGATGGACGCGCTGGGTGCGGTCGTTGACTACGACCAGGAAGACACACGTCCACTCGCGTTCTTCGAGCGACACGGCAAGTGGGAGATCCGGCGAGTCACCATGTATGGACATCCATGCTGGCGCGTCATGCGACCAGACCACGTTGTCTGTGATTTCTCTTTCTCTGAAGGTATGCTTCTCACTCACCTGCTGGAGATGCTTGCCGAGTGGGATAGCGTCGTGGCGCTGAAAGCGGAAGAGGCAGCGCGCCAGGGCGAGCAGCCTGAACCAGAACCCACGCCGGCAATACCAGCTGCTCCTGCAGAGCCACAGATCACGATCCTCGAAAACGGCTCGAATCGCCGTACCGTCCTACTCGACTGCGACGGCGCGAACTTCAGCCGCGAATTGCTGGCGGCCAATCTCTACTCCGACGGCGACATCGAAATCTGGGGGCTGACTGGCGACAGTGACCGGCCAGAAGTGTCAGTCCGCCTGCAGAAGACGATCTTCCGCACGCTGCTTTTTGCCGTCGAGCAGTGGCAGGCTGAGCAGGACGCGAAGATGGCTGACGGCGACGACATCCCGTTCTAGTCATCCTGCGGGAGGGACACCATCATGTTCGACTGGATTGTCTCAGGGTTTCGCTTCCTGCTCGTGATGTGGTTGGGCATCCTGTTCCTGTTTCTGATGTGGCTCGGCTGGTGTCTCTGGTTCCGGCGCGGCATCCGTGCCGCGCCCATCCCGCCACCTGTGCCAGACCCGATCCCGAAACCAATCGCAGAGCCGATCGCGGAGGCTGAGCCACCGGCTCCCTCCATCGCGTCTGAGGAGGCGGTATCAGCAGTCCGGGAGCCGTCGCAGCTTACCAGCACCGTTCAGCTCGAACAGGAGTCACTGGCGCTTCCAGCACCTCCGGCGGCGCCAATGGCTTCACCCTTGCCAGCGCCGCTGACTCCTGCTGTGCCTGCGGAACCAAGCCTCGCGTTGCCAGTACCGCCTATGCCGTCCGTGCCTGTGCTGCGTGCCGAGGACCTGCCGCCGGACACGCTCTGCGAACTGTCGGACGGAACAGTGGTCACACTGGCGGTTGTGGAGGCCTGGCGCAAGTTGCAGCTGCGCTGGCTAGCGATTCCGCAGGAGCAGCGCTGATGAGACGCCGCAATCCATCCCGCCCGGCACAACTCTTACTATGGCAACCGCGCCCCACGAAGCCGCTCCGCGGTGTGCCGGACCCTGACGCTGTGCTCCTCGTGACGGGCATTGCCGGCGAGTGGGCCTACGTGGGTCGGATGGATTGCGGGCGCTCCCGTGAGGGGGTGCTGGTCGTGGAGTGGACACAGCGGGCTGACGCACTAGCTCCGCGCCGCTGGGTGGACATTGAGCGCGTACGAGTGGAAGCATAGCGAGATGGTGCGGACCGATAGACCACCTGAGCCAATGGTACGCTACAACGCGGCGGGGAAGCGCTGCGTCCAATATCCTCGTTTGAGGCATATTCAACGAAACCTCACACATTCCCGCCCAACCGCATGTGAGCCTCTGATTCTCGAAGTATAGACCTGTCTTAGATGTCCAAATGGGCAGTGAGAAGGTCGAATGTAGTTCTTACCCATGACCGTACTGCGGCATTCTGTATGTGTTGCGGATCGTCCCGACGTTCTATCGTCAGCGGGCATACCTGGTCGATTACTGCGGCAATCTGAGAGCGGAGGGCGTCTCCATCTCTCGTGCCCATTTCCACCGCACTCAGGATCCGTGCGATCGCAGGTGCCACGTCAGGTGTGCTCTTCGCGATTCCTATAACCGCCTCACGTGCGGGATGGTAGGGCTCGTCAAACCTCTTCACGTTACACGCTCCTTTGCTCTTGCCGAATCCGTGCCGACGCGCAGGTCGGCGGTCGCGCGCAGCGGAGTCCCTATCCTGGCCGCTGGCCATAGGCCACGTAGAACGGCGCGATACAGTGCACACGAGGCGACTGCATAGCCAGCCGCGCCTCAGCGAACACGCGATCGAACTCGGCGGCCGTCGTCAGGCCCTGCGCCTCCAGCGGTCCCCGCAGTGCCTGCATCCCATTGAGGATATCGGTGGCCATCAGCCGGCCAACCCGTCCGCCATGCACCCCAATGGGTACCTCGAACCGTCGGCTGAACACGTTGACGAGTCCCTGCGTCCGGAACAGAGCGGCCACACGCGACCCATCCGCAATGTCGATGCTCCGCCGCTGTAACATGGCGGAGACCCAGCTCATGATCTGATCGACAGCGGGACCACCCTGCTCGTCCGCGATCACCTCGACGGACTCCACCCAGCCGCCAGGGCGTGTCACCCGGATGAGTTCGCTTACGACGAAGGGCCAGCGATCATGGGGCAGCGCCAACACGAGCAGGCGCATATGCACGAAGTCAAAGCTGGCGTCGGCAAAGGGCAACCCCTCCAGGATGTTGCCCGGCACAAACGCATAATTGGAGGGGCGCATCACCTCCCCGCCTGCCTCCGCCTTCTCATCGACTGGCGGGGTGTTGAGATCGAGGCCGATCACGTTGGCATACGGGAAGACGGTCGCCACCTCATGCGCCCAGCGCCCCGTGCCCGTGCCTACGTCCAGGATCGCACGGGGGTTCTCGACGGGCGCCAGGAAATTGCCCTTGAAGGCCTGGCGCAGCACGTAGTGCTGGAAGTCGAGGCGGTTCATCTCCTCGACGTCCCGCGGCAGGACGTACGGAATGCCCCTGGCATGTGTGCGGCCTCTCACCGTCGTGGTCAGCGCCGCGCCCTGGCCACTCGCCCCGCCGGCGAGCGCATCCGGCTTGGCGCTCCGGAGGTCGACGACCCAAAGCGTAGCGCCGCCCAGCACAACGAGAGCGGCCACTCCGTCAAGGTAGAACGTGCCTTGACCTAGCTGACCTAGCGCCAGCAGATTCGCCACACCCAGGACGATCCCCAGCGCCACGAGCACCAGTCCAGACCACCGTCGCATCGAGCCACCTCTTCCTTCGCTGACGCGCTCACTCGCTCCGCGCCAAACCGCTACGTCCTTGCCGCTCCACCGCTGGCGCTCCCATTAGGCGGAATCGCCGTCGTAAACGCAGAGCGGTTGGTCCTATGCTACACCACTCGTCAAGTGGAGAGGTCGTGCCAGCCCTCGGTGCCGACCACCGTACGCATCACCCTGGCATCCTGGGGCAGCTCTTGACGCTGATTTCGCTTTCTCAGCATGCTGGCGTCTTCCTCCGCTCATGGCTCTTCGGTGAAGTGACGCTCTCCATGCAACGGCCCGCCGGTCGCACCTGGCACGAACACTATGCTCGCAAGTCTATAGGGAAGCCATAGCCGTCTGTTCTGTCGCGCATGTCCGTTGCGAACCTACGGAAAACCGTGGGGACAATCCTCTATCTGCCGGGTATACTGCGCGTGCAGCAGGCAGTCGCCGCGCGGATGCGGGCGGGAGGCAGGGGACCACTGCCGGTAGGCAACGAGGGGTACGCGCACAGCCGTATGCGGACGTATGAAGCAGCGCTCTCGCGCTTGGACAACCTGGCGCAGGTCAAGGCGGCCATCCGTCTGATCGAGCGCATCGGCGGGACGGTACAGATCGCCTCGCCCACAGCGACCGGGATGACGCTGGTCGTCCTGAGGCTGCCGGAGACCTACCGACCCGACGACGTCCTGCCGGGCCTGCCCTTCTATCCGGTCTAAGTGAGGGCAGGAGGTCACCGGGGAGCATGTCGAACTGACTTGGGTGGACGAGGGCAACGCTGGGCAGGAAGGTGACGAGACTGCGGGGGCAAACGACCTGCGTGTTATCGCTTTCGCTTGCCTTTTGCTTTACCACATCATTGGTTCGATGTTGAGTTCCTACCACGCGCTAAGCGGATATACGAGTTGGCAGTATAACGTCAAGAATCGCGATCCGTTGAATGGCTATATCTTGTGCCGCTGTTGGCCGGATTGGTCGACGTTTGTATCCATGTATTTGCCAGATGGCTGACTTCACGCGAGTGAGCCGTAATGGTGAGGCTGCAACTAGCATGTGCGCGACACCATGCTTCACACTCCTTAGCCCACTTCTGCTCATCGAACGTGAGACCACAGATAGGACATGCAAAAGTTGTCGGTTGCATAATAGCTACTCCCCTTTACTGAGGGTTGAGTCCGTGAGTTTCTGGAAATCGACTACCACCTGCTACGTAGGCGGTACCTCTCTGGCAGCAGATATATGCCCACATGCAGGCATTAGGACAGGTAGAGCCGGTATCGGACCTAGACCGCAGCACACGGAGCAAACGTCATCGTGCACTCCACCGTCTGCGTCGAACGTATCGTGGCCGCTGGCGGTGCATCTAGTCGGATTAGTCAATGGCATGGTCGAGCACCCAGACGTTGTGTTCGCTATCGAAGTAGAGCTCACACAATAGATCAGGCTCGCATCGCACGCGGTAGCACGTCCGGTCGCTCCCGAATCTCTGCCAATTTTGCATTAGATGTTCCGGTCAGGATGGTGCGCACAGTTATGAACACTTGTGGTCCAGGCCCGGCTCGCTGGAACCACTCGTGACGCTGTGGATCGAGGTGGATTGGCACTGATGACGGACGAGACAGTAGCTGAAGCGCTATTCCTTGTACGTGACAGTCGCCTTCACTTCAACTAGGTTCAAGCACTCCCTCGCCTGATATCGACCCATATTCTCATGGCCTACGCACATAAGAGTCCCCTCATGGCTCGTCCGCTTCTCGCGTGCCATGTCGCGAATGAACTGGGCGACGGGAAAGCCACCGTGGCTGCAGACCGGATTGTGACACTCCATGTACTCTGCGGGCATATTTGCCATTGAAAAGGTGCGCTCGCTGAGCGTGCGGGTGCTGTTTCCAACCGAGTATTCACGTGCCTCCAGTGTGAAGTCTGCTACCTCTGGCACAGTCTCAGCGAATGATGATACCAACCTACCAAAGACCGGTGGATGGTTTCTGAGATCGTCGTTGGCGTTGGGGCGCCGGTTTCGCGTCATGGCTCGCTCCTTTCATGCGTTGGTCGTATCACTGTGCGTCTCGCAAGGCAATTCAGGTGTATACGGTAATTCGATAACTCGCTCTCTGGTCGCTTCGAGCACGGAACGCTGGCAACTAACGAAACCTTCCGAGTTCCAAGGGGGCAGATGGGTCGCTGCGCGGCGAGGAGCGCGATGTATACTCCTCCCTACTGGCATACGGGGCCAGGATTCGCTTCATGGTATGGGGATATTGGCCCATTGCATCAGCAAAACGCTGGAAGTCGATCGCCGCAGTATTAGCGCCGTATACGACTTCGGCCATACGTGCTAACGCCCGCGGCTTTTCAGGAGCAAGCTCAACAGGCTCCTCCGTCTTCCATCCCTTGGACCGCAACTGTTCGAACAAATAATTGTACTGACGCTTCGAGATGATTTTCAGCTCGTACGCCCGTTTCATGAGTGCCTGCATGGATACTCGCCACCGTGCCTTCAAGGCCGCTAACGATGTCAGTGTGAGTGGCGGCACCAACTGGTCGCGAATCACGTCTTCGGGCATAAGGAACTCGGCGGCGAATGCATATGCTTCCTTCTCTAGTTCCTTGGTCGTGCCTCGCACAGCATGATGCATAACGAGGTGTCCCAGCTCGTGCGCTGCACTGAGCCTCATCCTGTCAACGCTTACGCCTCCTGATAGCACGATGACTGGCCAGCGGACTGAACCAGTCGACCATAAGCCAGAGGAACCCGTCCAGAGGGAGTAAGCCTCACGCCCCTCCAGACGCAACGGAAGAGCGAAAACAAGGACTCCGCTCTCCTCCAAGAGTCTCAGCAAGTGTGAAATAGGCGAATCAGGAGATACGCCCAACAAGGCTCTTGTCATGCGCGCAGCTTCAGCTGGACTGGTTGGTTCGTCTCCCAGTTGCGGAATGCTCAAACGGATCTTACTGCGCACTTGCTTTATCATGATGCCGAAGGCTTCAAACTCTATTTCGGCGTACCGCTGTGCCTCACGCTTGTCAACCAATGACAGGTCAGTTTGCCCGCGAAAACGGAGAGAGCCTTCGGGAAACTGAGGTGGGTCATCTCGTTCAAAAAACACACCAGGAACACCAAGGCGGTTCGAGAGCGCATCCAGCACGTCAGGCGACGGCTGGAAAATACCGCCCTCGATGTGCGCCACTGTCGTCTGGGCCACGCCTAGGTCTCGAGCTAGCTCCACCTGCGTAAGGCGATTCCACTCACGAGCCTGGCGTATACGCATTCCGTTAATCATTAGGCTTGCTCAGCATCATCCCGCTGCTCAGCATCGTCATCTTCCTCCGCGGTCAGCGGCTCTATCGGGAGATCACCGAGGATTTCAATATCGAGGTCAAGCTCACGTTCGGCGATAACATCGTGAAATATGTCGGACTCCGCGGGATTGGGAAGCCAGACAGTGCCTAGAGATTTTGACGAAGTGTGACGTCCCGGCAACGCAAACACAGCTGACAGCCCCTCAAAGATACCGTTCTTGGAAGCATGCCATAGAAGCAGTAGCTCTGGTGACGTGCATGCAAATTCTTCTGAGAGAATGAGTTGAACAACTCCCTGCATGGCTGCAGAATCGCCCAATGGCGGAACGCCACCATCGGATGTGGCCTTACGGATGCGGATCACGCGGCCTTCGTAGCGCACCCGCAAACCGCTGTTTGGTATCTCGTCAATCTCCAGCGCCACGTCCAGCCCTCGATTGGAGAGGAACAGGCGTGATATGAATCGCACTGTGTGCGAGAAAAACCACGGGTCATATCGGCGGGTGCGACTTTCATCTACGAGGCTTAAGGATTCATCGGGCACACCCAGGTAAAGCTCATGCAAACTATCAAGCGTAGTTCTCGCCTGCGCGGTACCTTCTTCGACGGCTCGCCAGAGGTCCGGCACGATGGGCAAGACGTCTTTGAGGGCGTTCTGAATATGAGGGACATCACCAAGGTTCACCGAACACCTCCACGATTGCACGGCATTTTGCATGTGCTAAAAATATACGAAAAATACCAATCCGTCAAGCTGCGTTGTGCCCGTAGACGAACATGTGTACTAAATGGCTAATAGATCATGGTCATTATGGTGTGCATGCTCACACGACCATCAGAGTCTTCCTGCGTGAGCAGCCGGACGACGTGTGTGACAGTGACCACTTTCACCGCGCCAAACCACAAGCGATACGCCCGTCGGCCGACAGCAAAGTCGTCGACCTGGACAGCTGGCCCACACGAGCATAAGGAAGCGCTGGCGAAGATCCTACGTCAACTGAGCGGCGGATTGCCGGGTGCGCGGTGAGTGGTCGCAATCTTGCGAGACATCGCTGTGATGCGATAGCGTGTTCATATTGACGCGTCGTGATAGTATGAAGCAACACCAGTGATTGGCGAGGTGATAGAGGAGAGTCGATATGGCAAGGCTGCGTGAGCGCGAAAACCAACTGCTGCGCTCTTCCAAGGGCAGCACTGGCCACGCGACCAAGGGCACACAAAAGCATGAGGTACGGGCCGGGCGCGCTGGCGTGTCCTCCATGACCTATGCTCGCATGTCCAAGAATGCCCGGTCATTCCTCTTGCAGATGGACGCTAATCCGCACATCAAGGCTGTGATGCGCGACCTGGCTGATAAGTAGTCATGGCTTCGGGGCGTTTTAGCCGCCAGGGGCGCCGTACGTTTTCACGTGTGGCGCCCTTTCCGTTGCCGCTCGACGTACCGTACGCTGATGCGTGCAAGGATGTCATTGGCCAACTCTGTCACGACGTCGAAGGCTTCCATGAGTTCATCGTAGACCAATTTGGCGGCGTGCCTGGAATACGATCACAAGACCAACTGGAGGCAGCCATAGCGCGACCGTTTGTTAGCTTCGGGCTGCAGAGTGTCTATTCTACTGGCATCGAGCAGGCCAGCGCGCTTGCATACGCACTCGTCCAGAATCATCCGTTTGTCGACGGCAACAAACGCACGGCTCTCTACAGTTGCCTCTATTTTCTCCAGCAGTGTGGGTACTGGCGGCATGATCTCTATCTCACTCGGCACGAGTCCCAGTCCTTAGAGGGGCTTATCCTCATGATCGCGCGCGAGGGCGAGGACATCCAAAAGCGGCGCATCCTTGCACGATACGAAAATCATGATCTTGCGGTGACATTGGACCAAATCCTTGCTGGATCGCGCAATCGTCAACCCTTCAGTAGACGTCTGCGCAATGGAATATTCAGACCGCTTCTTCATATTTTTGGCTCGCATGAATAAATGCGGCCGCGGCTGACCCTCTGCAAAATCAGCCGCGGATATCACAGATAGTCCACAGGTTGGCGAGCAGAGAAGAGCGCTCCGGATGTCTCGGTCCAGAGCGCTGCTATGCGTGAGGCATGATTCTACTGCGCCACGAGCACACGGGTCTCAGCGACCATGCAGTCGGTGTGCTCCGAGCGCAGGTGCAGATCACGCCGTCCATCTCGTCCACCTTGAGCAAGAGGACACACAATCTGTCGTCATTAGAGCCGCGAGTGGGAGCGCTACGATTTCCCGCTCAGTACCTCTCCAATCGTTCTCAGCGCGAGGTTTTGCCCTGATCACTGCTATACCAGCTTTATTGCCCTGCACGTGATACAGTGCTTGTGACCTGCCGTGGGACTGGCTTGAACACTGGGCCAGCCTCCTTTCCGCTCAACCACGGGGAGTGTCTCACGGCGGGTCTTGTTTTCCCTCTACTCCACGCCCTCAAGTCGCCGCCTCCCTCGCGCGCTGCTGGATGGATCGTGACTGATACCCTTTAGCTGTTAACGAGGACAGTGGGTGGATGCGAAAGGGAATGGAGTAGTCTGTCTCCGCTGGGTCGCCGGGCGTCAACATGACGGCGCCCGGCTGAGAATCAGACTCATACCGGGCGCCGCTGAACCTGTGGGCGTGCGCATTGTCATCCTAACGTGTGGCGCGTCAGTAGCTTCCCCCCGCCATGCCATCACCAGCCCAGCAAACCACGCCAGGCCATGCCACGGCACGCCGCGCCCTCAGGCTCACCATCTCTCGCTGCATCACCTATGCCAGTGGTGTTACTGTTCTCAACCACCTACGCTTACAAGCGGCGAATAGGAATTAGCACTCGCAACAGGCCAACCTCCATGCCTACCATTGTCACGATAGGAGGGGCAGCACATCGAGAGGAAACGTGGTGTGGCCTGGCTGGCTGATAGTACTCATTGTCACAAATCATGCCCATATGGACATCACCCACGTTATGTGAGCTAGTAGTGTCTCGTGTAGGAAGGCACTTACGGTTAACCGGCAAGGTAGCGATTTGATCTTGTATGGTAGTCTCTATGTCCTTGCGTTGTCAGGGGGGAGAAAGTCAGGGCGGTCATGGATGCGATGCCGATCCTCATCGTGGAGAACTACGCAATCCTGCGCGAGATCCTACGATTGATTCTCGAACTGGAAGGGTATATCGTTTACGAGGCCCGGGACGGGTGTGAGGCGTTGCACTACTTGCGTGCAAGTGCGCAACCATTGATCGTCTTATTGGACTGGCATCTGCCAGGCCTGCCTGGGCGGGCGGCCCTCTACGCTCTGGCTGCCGATGCACCACAAGCGCGCCGTCATGCCTACATCCTCTACACGGCAGCCAGTTGTCCTCTCGACTTGCTAGCACAGGTACCTCCTGGCTTTCGTGTCACAACCCTCTCCAAGTTTAGCGGAGTTGACGAGCTACTGTATGCAGTGAAGCAAGCGATCAATCAAATTGCAGGGGACAGATGATGTTGCAGTGTCGCGTTGCCCCCTATCCGCATGCTACGGTGGAGAGGAAAGTCAGCCATCACTTAACCGCTATGGCATCAACCATCACGCCGACATACCCGCAATCACTCGATGGTAGATCTTGCGTTACCTGCGATAAGCAGGTAGACTGCGAGCCGATGGCCAGTGACTTCATTGTCGTTGGACCATAGGCTGGGCAAGGAAGCACAGCCGGGGGGACTACGCCTGACACATCTGGCTAGGAGATAGACGACGATGGCGGCGACATTGATTGACTGGATTGTCGCTATTGGCACAATTGCAGGTCCAGCTGTGTCTGCCTTTGCAGTTAAGAGCACTGTCTAGCGTCGCCATGCTAGGGGACTGTTATTCGGTTACTGGAAGTGCTTCACACTAGGCACGTTTCCTCTTGGTCATCATCTCGCTGTATGTATGCTACAATAGCGCCGCATACACAGATGAGCCCCTTACCCCTAGAGAGGACCTCCGCTGATGACTGAGCTCATATGGGATGGCAAGTACAAGGATGGTAAACGTGTCGCTCCCGTGCGTATCGCCCTGCCCTTCCAGACCGTCGAGACTGTAAACGAATCCGCGCAGGTACGTGCACGCCAGTATGATCTCTGGGCGCAGGGACAGCCAACAGAGTGGCGCAACCGGCTCATCTGGGGCGACAAAAAGTATGTGCTGCCTTCGCTGCTGGCCGAATTCGTGGGCAAGGTGAACCTGATCTACATAGACCCACCATTTGCCACTGGAGATGACTTCTCCTTCACTGCTACCATTCCTGAGGCGGATGACAGATTTATCAAAGAACCGAGTATGATCGAGCAGAAGGGGTCAAGTCCGAACTCATCTGTAAATTGGGGTCTCTGGTAGACCCTGGGAATCATGCGAGTTGGAGCATTGGCGCCTCCTGGCTGAACAAAGGCTGCTGGGACGGGCGCTCGCGCCACAGCCAGTAGGCGGTCATGTCGAAATAGCGGTGGCTTGTGGTCCAGACTTCATCCTGCTCCATCAGCAGGGCCCCAACCAGACGTACGACCGAGTCTCGGTTGGGAAAGATACGGATGACGCGCTCACGGCGGCGAATCTCCTCATTGAGCCGCTCGACGCCATTGGTGGTACGCAGGCGCTTGCGGTACGGCGCTGGTAGTGCGAGGACAGCAGTGGCATCCTCAAAGCCGCGCTCCAACGCCTTGACGGCGCCCGGCGCGGTCTGCTGGTAGTCGGCGACGAAGGTGGCCAGCAGCGTGCGCGCGGTGGCCTCGTCAGGCGCCTCGAAGATCGGACGCAGGCGAGCATGCACCTCTTCCTGGAGCGCCTTGGGTGTGGCGTCGGCGATGTTGGCCGACAGGTGCGTCTGGCAACGTTGCCAGGTGGCACCCTGGAACTGGATCTGCACGGCCTTAACCAATCCGCCGTGGTGGTCGGAGACCACCAGATCGACACCGGATAATCCACGGGCTTTGAGCCAGATGAAGAACTCCATCCACGTGCGCTCACTCTCGCTGTCGCCGATCCGCAAGCCCAGCACCTCACGGTAGCCAGCGTCGTTGACGCCGGTCGCCACCAGCGCGCTGACTGCCCGCACGCGTCCCTCTTCGCGCACCTTCACGACCAGCGCATCCACCAGCACGAACGGGTAGCGCTGCGCTGACAGGTCGCGTTCGTTCCAGGCTGCCACCAGCGGATCGAGCGCCTTACAGAGATCGGAGACGGTCGACTTGGCGAAGCTCGTTCCACACAACTCCTCAGTGATGCGCGCCACTTTGCGCGTCGAGACGCCGTTGACCACCATTTCCATGAGCGTGAGCACCAAGGCTTGTTCGCTGCGCTGATAGCGGGCGAAGAGCTCCGTCGAGAACTGCCCGTCTCGGACTTGTGGCACTTGCAGCGTCAGTGCGCCTACCCGCGTGGTCAGTTGGCGGGGCTTGTAGCCGTTGCGGTACCCCTGCCGCTGCTCGCTGCGTTCATACGGCGCGACCTGGAGTTGCTCGGTGACTTGGGCGTTCAAGACTTGATTCAAGACCGCCTCCAGCAAACGACCTAGCTGGCCGTCTCCGGTAAACAGGCGTTGCACGCTCTCGCTATCTAGCGTAAGCTGGTACTGCATCACGGGTGTCCTCTCTTGGCTAGCTGACGGTTTGGTCACTATCAGTCTACCAGAGAGGCCCCGCTTCCCTTACCTAGCAGGCGCTTCCCAATTTACAGATGATACCGGACTCAATAGCAGAAGGCGTATCGGGATACTTGGGGCCGCGGACTCGACAGCTATCTGCAATGGTTCTATGAGGCAGTTGTGCTACTAAGAGAACTGCTGACCGAGGATGGGAGTATCTACGTTCACCTGGATTGGCATGTGGGTCACTATGCAAAAGTCATAATGGATGAAGTATTCGCCTATGACAATTTCATAAACCAGATTGTATGGAAACGACAGACCGCTCACAGCGATTATGGGCAAGGTGCTAAGCACTTTGGACGCTTACATGACACCATCCTGTTCTACTCAAAGTCTACAGAGTTTGTCCTGAATCCCGCCTATAAAGCCTATGATGCCGAGTACATAAAGAGCCACTACAGCCTTATAGAGGAAGAAACAGGGCGGCGTTATCAACTCGGAGACCTCACTGGACCCGGCGGACAATCGAAGGGTAATCCTTATTACGAACTGATGGGATTCACAGGATATTGGCGGTACTCGAAGGAACATATGGCAGAACTTGTCGCTGCTGGACGTGTTATACAGCCAAGTCCTGGTTCTCGCCCTCGTCAGAAGCGTTACTTGGACGAGATGTCTGGTTTACCAGTTCAGGACGTATGGGATGATATCAACCCGATTAACTCTCAAGCGCGAGAATCTATAGGCTATGCCACCCAGAAGCCGGAAGCTCTTCTCGAACGCATCATCAAGGCTTCTTCCAACGAAGGCGACCTTGTGCTCGACTGCTTCTGTGGCAGTGGCACAACAGCGGCAGTCGCGGAGAAACTGGGGCGCAGGTGGATCGCTGCTGATCTTGGCCGCTTCGCCATCCACACTACGCGCAAGCGACTATTGAGCATTGAAAACGTCAAGCCATTTGCCGTCCAGAACCTCGGCAAGTACGAGCGGCAGGCGTGGCAAGTAAATGAGTTCGCGGGCGGAGATGTGCGACAGTCGGCACAGGCGCAACTTGGCTATCGCCGCTTCATGCTCGATCTCTACCGCGCCCAGCCGATCTCCGGCTATACGTGGCTGCATGGAGTGCGTGACGGGCGGCTCGTGCATGTCGGCAGCGTAGACGCGCCAGTAGCCGTCGGTGACGTGCAGCAGATCGTCAAGGAGTTCTGGAAGACTCGTGGGCAAGCGATGACGAATGGCGTGGATGTGCTCGGGTGGGACTTCGCCTTTGAGCTGAACGAGGTCGCCGCGCAGATGGCGGCGGAGGCCAGCGTCACCCTCAAGTTCAAGCGTGTGCCGCGTGAGGTGCTGGAGAAGAAGGCAGTCGAACAGGGCGATATCAGGTTCTTTGAGCTGGCCGCGCTGAGCACACGCGTCAGCCAGAAAGCAGGTGATATGCTCGATGCTCCGGCGCGTGAGCATGGGCCGCACGTCACCATCACGCTCACCGATTTCGTCGTGCCGCCGGATGATGTGCCGGAAGACGTGCAGCGAGCCGTCAAGCACTGGAGCCAGTGGATTGACTACTGGGCGGTGGACTGGGACTTCAAGGGCGACGCCTTCCACAATATGGCGCAGACCTACCGCACGCGCAAAGACCCGCAGCTTCAGACGAGCCTCGCGCACCTGTACGAGCAGCCCGGTACCTACACCGTCGTCGTGAAAGTTATTGACATCCTTGGCAACGACACGACCAAGACACTCACGGTGGAGGTGCGCTGATGGCTCGCCGGAAGGGCACGGAAGCGGACGCTTACAACCTTGCGCTCTTCGACAAGCAGGAATACCTCAAGACCGCACCATGCGTGCCCGCCCTGCGGCGCAAGGTGGTCGAATGGCGTGATGCCGACTACGAAGGCGCAACGGCAACGACCCGCAGCCTACTCCGGTGGTGGTTTAGAAACGATCATCGCATGCCGGATGGGCGCCTCTTCGCCTACCACTCGTCGCAGCGTGAAGCCATCGAGACGCTGATCTACACGTACGAAGTCGCGAAAGTACGCACCCGGCAGGAGCTCCTGGAACACTTCGCACGCGCCGGGGAGCAGATTCGCCTGCCACCGGATGATGACTTCGCGCGCTATTGCACGAAGATGGCGACTGGCTCCGGCAAGACCAAGGTCATGTCGCTGGCTATCGCGTGGCACTACTGGAATGCGGTCATGGAGGCAGACGGCAGCGACTACGCCACCACCTTCCTGATCGTCGCGCCCAACGTCATCGTGCTGGAGCGGCTCAAGGCCGATTTCGCGGGTGGACGCATCTTCCAGGCTGATCCCGTCATGCCGCCGCACCTGCGCTACCTCTGGGATGTCGAGACGATGGTGCGCGGTGACGGTGAGCGAGTGCACTCCGATGGGTTGGTCCTGCTCACCAATATCCAGCAACTCTATGAGCGCCCAGAGAAAGCCAACGGCGACGAACCGGAGGCACTTGCGGCGGTACTTGGTCCCAAAGGGCCGGCACCGCGCGGCGAGTCCGCCGATTTTCTGGACGCTATTGCCAGACGCAGCGGCAAGTTGCTTGTGCTCAACGACGAGGCGCACCATACCCACGATGAGGACAACGAGTGGAATAACGTCATCAAGCGGTTGCATAGCGTCACGCCCATCGCGAGCCAGGTGGACTACTCCGCGACACCGCGCTTCCAGAAGGGTGCGCTCTTCCCGTGGGTCATCTCAGACTATCCGCTCAAACAGGCCATTCTCGATGGCGTCGTGAAGCGTCCATACAAGGGTGTGGCGGATATTCACGAGGCGCCATCGGAGTATGCCAGCATCCGCTACGAGGGCTATCTCACCGCGGGTGTGCAGCGCTGGCGTGAGTATCGCGACCAGTTGGCTGACGTCGGCAAGCGCCCGTTGCTCTTCCTGATGCTCAACAGCACCAGTGAAGCCGATGACGTCGGCGACTGGCTGCGCACGAAGTACCCCGAGGACTTCGCGGGTGACAAGACGCTGGTTATCCATACCAAGAGCGATGGCGAGATCACGACGAAAGACCTCGAAACGGCGCGCAGGATTTCCCGTGAAGTGGACAGCCCCGATTGCCCGGTCAATGCCATCGTGAGCGTGCTGATGCTGCGGGAAGGCTGGGACGTGCAGAATGTCACCGTCGTGGTGGGCTTGCGCCCGTACAGCGCGAAGGCGAACATTCTGCCGGAGCAGACCATCGGGCGTGGTCTTCGGCTGATGTTCCGCGATCAGGGGTTGAGCTACCGCGAGCGGGTGGACATCATCGGCAACAAGGCATTCTTGGACTTTGTCGAAGATCTGGAGCGACTGGAAGAGCTGAGCCTCGATTCCTTCCAGGTCGGCAAGGACAAACTCTCCATCCTCACGATTCATCCGGTGCTGCCAGACAAGAGGGCATTTGACATCGCCTTCCCGCAACTCAGTCCCATCCTGCAGCGCAAGAAGTCGCTGGCGGAGGAGATCGCAGCCATTGACGTACGCCGCTTCCTCTGTCCACCACTGCCCAAGCGCCCCGGTGACATGGCAGAGCGGCAGTTTCGCTACGAGGGCTACGACTTCATCACGCTGGAACGCGAGTTTGAGCGCGAGTACAGCATCCCGACCCCACAGACCTCCGGTGAGGTCATCGGCTACTACGCGCGGATGATTGCCAAGGATCTCAAGCTGCCCTCACAGTTCCACGTGCTCGCGCCCAAGGTGCGGGAGTTCTTTGAAATCAAAGCGTTTGGAGAGCCCGTGGATCTGGATGACCCGGCGATCATTCAGGCGATGAGCCGACCAGCGGTGGGCTACGTGGTCAAGCGCCTCTTCACTGCGGCACTGAGCAGCCGCCTGATCGAGGAACTGGAGCCGGAGTTACTGACCGAGCCTCGCTACCTCTCCGAGACGCAGCCGTTCCCCTTCTCCAATGGCAACGCTGTGGACGGGCACAAGTGCATCCTCAACTACGCGCCCTGTACCAACGAATTTGAGAAGCAATTCGGGCGGTTCCTCGATGGCGCGGGGGATATTACGGCGTGGTGCAAGATTCCCGACAGCTTCAAGTTCAGCATCGAGTACACCGACCAGAACGCCAGCCTGCGCTACTACTATCCCGACTTTGTCGCTATTGCGGACGACGGCACACACTGGATCATCGAGACGAAGGGTGCGGAGACGGTGGAGGTGGCCTACAAAGACCGCGCTGCGCGCCTCTGGTGTGACAATGCCACGGACCTCACGGACATGCGGTGGGAGTACGTTAAGGTGCAGCAGAAGGCATTCTACGAGATGCAGCCAGCGGTCTTCGCGGATATTACACTGATGCGGTAATGGTTGCGTTCAGTCCCGGCATCAGAATGCTCCTAGCAAGTGCGATATGGAGCCTGTTGTAGGCGATGGGAGTGCGTGGACATGGAAGAGCAGCCCCACGAAGAAACACTCGACGTATTGAACCCTGGTTTTGATCGGACATGTGCGATGTCGTGGCCATTTGCCCATCGTCTCAGCCCAACCTATGGCCTTCCCGAGCACGGCACGGCGGGAACCCAGTCAGTTCCGATGCCGGATCCCTGGACGCGATTGCTCTGGTGGGAATCACAATGGCAGGCAGAAATCGGCATCAAAGACCTATGCGCTCAACCGTACATTGATCTGCAAAACCTGCCAGGAATGGGCTATGGTGACGAAATAGCTGTACCAACACGAGCTTGGTATCCCTATGCACTCTGCAGTTCGCAAACTGATCGTATCAAGACCGCCGCACGCACTATCTCAGCGCTCGCTCGGCAGGCTCGTGAGCTCTATGCGGCAGCTGCGGCAAGTGATGTGACCGATGTCAGTAAGCCAATCTTGTATTTCTACGGAGCTGAAGCTCTTGCTCAGGCCGTTATCATTTCTTTGTTTGGAGTTGAACGGTTTGAGTCGAGGCACGCGCGAGAGCATGGTCTAAACTGCCCGCGTGAGCACGGCGTGACGACAAGGCACCCAGATGGGGTAAAGTGGCCGACTACGATTGAGTGGAAGCCCAAGGGCATCTTTGCCATGTTCTATCGTGCAACACGCTGGGATCGTTTGTACGACTGCTGTTCAACCCACAGCGCGTGGAAGTCAATCACCTCAACGGTCACTCCTGAGTTTCATGTATTGGAATGTATCCGCTGGTTGGGACTCGACTGGGGTACGTTGCCAGCGACCGGATTTGAAATAGAGCAGCCATATCAGGCGGTACCAGCCTCACGTCTTGAGCCGCTACTTATGGTGTATCGGCCTGGTGGTCACCTGTTTCTGTCCATTCACACCCCTCGCCCGTTCCCATCTGTTAACGTTCCACGCGCTATAGTCCAGTACATGCTGCTGTTCTACTTCTCGATACTTGCTCGGTACCATACCGTCATCTGGCAGGAGTTACTTGCAGGTGTGGAGGAGCCGGAAGGCTTCGTATTCCGCGTTGCGTTTGAACAGGTGGCACTCGACTTCCTGAACGAGATGACATCTCTGCTGCCGAGACCATTCCCCGATGGACGCACACGGCCTATCGCATGGTATACAGGCTCCAAAGAGGAGTTATTGCGCGACTGGTATCGTCCAGACAAAATATTGGTTGGTGGTCCACACTTGCCGCCGATGAAGTGGTATTACTGGCAGGAATGGCAGGGTGAACCGAGCGTCACGTGTCCCGAAAGGCAGCGTTGATTCTGCATCTGGCCCAGTTTAAGAGCAGACGTAAGGAGTAACTTGGTGGACCCTATCGCTGAGACGGTACTGGCTACGGCCGTACGTGATGGTGGCCAAAATCCGACGTTTGCTGGTGGACCATTCGACCTGGGCAAAGGGAAAACACTCTATCCCGTCAAAGCTGAGTGGGCTGATGAAAGCATCATACTGCCCGGAAAGATACGACTGTATGTCGTGTCGCAGGATGCCAATCTCAACATCACGGTGACGATGTATTCGCTTGGTGAGATCCAGGAAGAGGATGTGGGTGACGTCGCTGCGACGATGCGCGATGCGGTTGCACATGATGAGCTCTAGCAGCTATGGGCACAGGAGCGTTGAGCAGTAGTGGGAGCTGGAGGCGAATTGCGCAAATATGGTCGTACCATGAGCGGTACGACCTGCGACGACGGCACTCAGACGCACTGCTCGTATACGAGCGATCTAGCGTTCCACCGATTCCTCGCGTTTTCCCTGACGATGAGCCGGCCACGCGACATCATCCAGTCCCACGCCGAAGAGCTCGGCCAGATCGCAGGCCAATCCCATCCGCGGTTCTTGTTTGTCACCTTCCAAGCTGGCGATCGTCTTCAGGCTCACATGCACGGCTGCGGCCACGTGCTCGCGTGACCAGCCTCGTTCGGTCCGCAACTCCCTGAGCGTCTTGCGCTTCCGCTCCATAGCCGTATCCTCCCAGTGTGTCGCGCCATGTAGTTTTCTTCTCCCGTAATTCTACCACAACATTACTTCCGGATTTGGGCCTGTCTGACGGAATAAGTATATGTAGCAAACTTCTAGTAGTTAACTTCATAAGACAAGGAGAAAGGATAGCGCAATGCGTGACATGTCCTCTCACGAAGTCAATCAGCAGCTCGCTCGCGGTCTCGCACGCGCGCTTGAACAGCACGTCACCATCGCCGCGCGGGGATTCGTCACGGCGACAGGCGATCAGTTCTTCATCGTCAATAGCGCCAGCCACAACGGCACGCAGTACCTTGTGGCTGCGGTCGGTAGCCGCCTGGTCTGCTCGTGCCCTGCTGGTGAGCACGACCTCATCTGCAAGCACGTTGCGCTCGTGCGTGCGCTGCTCGTCGCTGAGCGCATGGTCGTCTAGAGGAAGTGGTGTGGAGGTGACGCACTATCACCTCCACTTCAGGGGAGATGACACGATGACATTCTCGATGAGTGATGGCATGCAGACCGAGCGTGTACAAGATGCGCGAGGCATTCTGCAGCAATGGACGCTTGATGACGGGCGCGTGCTCAGGACGCCGGAAGACTTCGATGAGGCGCTTTCTGCCTGCCCTATGACTACTTCGGGTAATGAAGACTTCGATCTCTTGTGCGCCGTGATTGACCATCTAGGGCAGCGCTGCACCGCTATTGCGATGTGGCCGGATGACAGACCGCACGCGACGATTCTCGTGCGCTTCGATGACGGCTACGAACTGTATGTCATGGATACGGACTGCCGGTTCGACTAAGGTGTGGGAGGAGAGATATGGTGGTGCCATCAGGTGATATGGTCACGGTGATCTTCAAGTGTCTGGACTGCCTCAACCTGTTTGGACGGGTGGGGCAGGATACCGGCGAGGGCTCAATCGATCTTGGCCCGATTGAGCAGGATGATCCGGCGCGTTGCCCCCGTTGCGGATCGGATGACACCTTGCCATGGGAAGTCATGCCGAGACCTACTGGCGAATGATACAGATACGCTTGTGCGGACGAATTCACCTATATCATCGCGCCATCGCGTCACACTACTGCCGACAAACGCCACTCATGGTGCTGGCAATAGCAGACACATTCGACCAAGCAAATGGAGCGCTATCCACGTGAATAACGCTCCATTTGCTGTTGCTTGCGGCCAGATAACTACAGATTTTCGTGCATCATTACGCGACGGATTCACTTGAGATAGTGGACAGGTTTGTCTCGCTCTCTTGCGCCGATTCGAGCAGCGAACGCCATGCCTTGTACGCGGTTTCGCTGACCAAGCCATGGCCGATAAGCAGACGCATCACATCATCAATAGGTGCGATAAGTGCGGTGCCATCCTTCTCTTCTGAGCCGGTATCGTGCATGATTTCACGCAGCTTCTTGGGCGCCAATTCGCCCTCTACCAGGTGCGAAACGTCCGTCGAACGGATCCACACGCCGCGTTTGCCGGCTGGCCTATTGGCGGGCTCGATGCCCATGTTGTGCAGGAAAGCGTTCATACGATCGGTCTGGGTTCGGGGTTCACGTGTGACGCCATTGCGCCGGGGTACGCGAAAGTTAAGAGCCGCCAGTTCCGGTACCTCCTGCACCAGTTCCTCAGGCAATGTGCCGTGCTGCGCGAGGTGTGCGATCGTGCGGATCAATTGTTCACGCGCATCGCGCTGACCTTCATTCAGGCGCTGTTCAGTGAGTGCCATGACGCGCTCGATCTGCTGCTGGTTGGCGGCACGGGCGCGCTCTACCTGCTCGCGCGCATCGCGCTGGGCAGCATCCGCTTGCTCATGTGCTTGTTGCTCAGCGGCGGCGATGCGGGCTTCCATCTGCTTGCGCATCGACTCAGGTGCCAGAGCTGAGACGGTTTCCACGAGTCGGTACAGCCGTTCCTGTTGCGCTTGTGGCAGGTGTTGTGTCTCGATCAGTCCTTTGATGAGCTGGCCCGCATCGGCCTTGGAGAGGTCAATGCTGTCCAGGTAGAACATCAGGTGGTGCGCAAACTTGACCGAGAGCATCTGCTCATAATCTTCCATCGTGATGGCATGGGGCGTACGGGTCGCCAACACGATCGCTACGATGGGAATAACGACCGCACGGGCAAAGACCAGCGCCCAGGCGACGAAGTTATCGGGCCGTTCGATGACGTACACCGTGAGCACGTAGGTGGTGGACTCGATAGCGGCCAGCATAAAGACCAACGCGAGTTGCCAGCCGAAGTCGGCCAGTTCCTTACCGCGTGCCAGCCCGTGCCGCATCAGCTCGGCCATGATGACCATGGTGAGGTCGCTGCCGATGACAAACAGCACGATCACCAGCAGACCCATGATGGCCACGGGGTCAGGCATCTGGTGCGCCAGGATGAGTGCCAGCTGCTGTTGTAACGACTGGCGTGCCAGCGCCACTAGCGCTGAGCAAGAGAACGCAAACAGCAGCAGATACGAGAGGAACCGACCCAGCGCGAACAGATGGGAGCCGCGATTACTGAGCGCGTTCAACGCATCCGCTATCGGGTCTCGCTCGCCAAAGAACGCCGTGCCCAAGCCACTGAAGATGCCCCGCCGGGGGCGTTGTGCTTCCATACCGCACCTCTCACTCTCAACCATTGGTCGCTTTGCTGATACGCATTATACGCAATAATTGCTAGCTACGCAATATACGCCAACATGGTATACTACGCACAGTGAGGAGGCGCATATGCCAGAACTTTCGTTGGATGAGGCCGAAGACGTTTTGGAACGTGACGGTCGTTATGCCTGGCTCTTGTCTGGTCGTCAAGCCTGGTCGGTCTATGACGTAGCGGAGCAGTACAAACAGGCGACAGGTGTCCCGGTCAGCCATGACACGGTGACGCGCTGGTTTCGCTCATTGCCGGACGGTGGCGCGGAAAACTATGGGGGCACGATCGGCTGGCGAGCTCGCCGTGACGCGCTCGTGCTGTTCTTTGCGGAGGGCAAGCATTTGCGGCGGGGAAAAGAGGATCAAGTGAGTTAGAACGCATGAACTAGACTGTTTTCAGTCCGGTTCGTAGTTGAGGAAACAGCGATGTCAGACGTAGCGACTCAGACGCCCATCCATGATTATGTGCACTTGTCGGAGTGGAACTTCGATGGCCCGGTTACGTTCTACGACGGCAAGATTTACTTTTCTCTGCGCATCCTTTGCGACTTCTTGGGCGTTAAGGCACAAATGCAACTGGAGCGCATCCGCAATGACGATACGCTCTCACGCTTTCTGCGTCAGGTTCCTATCAAGACGCGCACTGGTGTCCGTGAGACGTGGAGCATTGAGCGGCGTGGCATCGGCTGGTGGATCGCCACCATGCAGCGTCGCATTGTTCGCGAGGACATCCGCGCTCATCTCATCGAGTTCCAGGAAGCATTGATAGACGAGGCGGACCGCCGGTTCTTCAGTGAGTCCGAACGCAATCCATTGGCAGCGTTGCGCGCGCAGATCATCACATTGGAGCGCCGCTATGCCGAACAGGAGCGCTACACACGGATGCTGGAGGATCGCATTACTCGACTGGAAGAGCGCAGAGACAGCAAGACCAGTGAATAAGACGTGCAAAAACGCTAAAACCGGCCCGGAAGTCCGCAATTCAAGCGGCTCCGGGCCGGTTTTAGCGTTTCGCAGATGTAGACAGTATCCCGCCGCAACCGGTGATACACCAGCGTATCTACCTGCTCTTCAAGTCGTATCAGGCTCCATCCGTGAGTGCCGCACAAGGAGGTGTTCCTGCTACTGCGCCATCCATAACGCTTGCTGGGTTAGGAGGTCACGTGGCGGTCCCGGGCTCTACGTAGTCCGCCTTGGCGTCCGATCCTGGCGTAGTGATCCGCACCATAGCGCTCTTTAGTTACTTTCCCACCGGCGCTGCCGATGCTCGCATAGAACGCGATTCCTCTTCCTTGGCGTACGCTTGTACCACCTTTCTTCCCGATCTGTCGGTAGAATTCCGTTCCTAATCGGTCGCGTGCGGCGAGGCCGCCACGTCGTGCCGCTTCCGTGCCTGGTCGTGGTCCGGGCTTACGAGGCATGGGAGATGCCTGTGACTGTTCTGAATCCTTTGCATCCATCTGTGTCCCCCTAGTTTCGACGAGTGCCAAACACGTACAGCGTACCATAGCATAGCAAGCGGCCATGTTGTAGCTTCGAGATGCCAATCCGACAAGAACGAGTTCTCAAAATGATTCTGAAGCGCACAGCGATCTTACGTTTCCGGATCGCAGGCAACAAAAAAGCTGGGGCACTATCCCGAGAGATAGTGCCCCAGTTCTTTGGTCACATGTACGCGCTATTACAGGACCATCGCATCAACTATCATGTCACTTTGCGTCGCCTGTTGCTGGAGGTTCCGCTACTGATTGCGCCACTGGTACAGGGACGTTTGTGCCGGTGTTCACTGTTGGAAGCGCCTGCGTTAGGGTGTTCTTTAGGCGGCTGTTGCCGATGCTGCGTCCGCTGCCGGAGATGATGGTATAGACGGTCTGACTGCCTGCCCATTGCTGCACGGTATAGAGCAGATAGGTGAACGCATTCGAGAGCGAAAGCGCGTCTCTTGTGAAGGCCAGCCAGAGCACTCCGAGCAGACAAAAGACGAACGAGAGCAACCGCAACATCGTGTCATGATTGGCACTGTGCGTCTTGAACCCCGGCACATAGCTTTCCAGTAATGGTTTCAATAGCGACAGCAATGTCGTGGCAATCAGCACGATGCTGCCCCAGTCCTGCACGCTGAATGACACGTGAATACTCCTATAGCAGCCGGTCCCATACCCACGCAATCAGCGCGTCTAAGGGCCGGTTGAAGATGGAAAGCACATTCACGATCTTGAACGCGAGCGCGAGCAAGACCGCATCGAATGAGGCGCGCATAGATCACCCGCGATAGAAGAGACTCGTGACGCCATGCTCATCCATCCGGCGCTCGAAGTGGATGCCAGCGTGCTGCTCCAAGAGCGCACTGAAGACGGCGAATGTTTCGTCGCTGAGATCGAGCAAATGCTCGTTGTACCACTTCACAAATAGCGTCGCAGGAGCGGGTGACGGGTGTGGCGTCTCGACACATTCGCTCGTGCCGTCTGCATTCTGCCGGTAGGCACTACTCCAACTGGTCACGACCAGTTGGCCCGCGATAGGATTGGGGATGCCTTCCACATAGAACTTGTGCGGCCAGCCATACTTCCGGTCGGCGCGCTCCAATCGTGCGACGCCTCTTTCCAACCAATAGTACAAATCCTGCGGATGGATGGAGCCACAATAACCACAGGTGCGATAGGTCTCAAAATACGGATCAGGCCAGTCGGGATGCTCTCGCATCCGCGGCTTGCCACCGCTCGGCTCACGCCAGACGCAGGAACCAGGATACCGTTCTGCCTGCCAATTGCCATCATGGCAGGTGGGGCGTTCCGGCCAGGCCAGCGTGTCGGTGAACTGTGGAAACGCGCTGGCATCAGGAACGGGTATGGGAATGTCCACTTGAAACCCTTCTACGCCCGATAGGCCAGGCGTGTGCCCGCGTAGATCAGATTGCCGCCACGGCAGTTGGGCTGACCGTGCGCGCGTGCTGCCGCATCCAGTACCGCCTTGTTCGGCAGGTAGAGCTGGTGGAACCAGTTGCGCAGGTGCAGCTTGGCCGCGATACTCGACAGTGAATCGCGGTCCTGAATGACGTAGTAGCGGACGCGTCCCGGCGCGACGGTTGGGCGCGAGGTAGGCAGCTTGATCGGCGCCGCATTGGTGAGTGGCTTGCCCATCGCGCTGGCAATGGCCCGCACCAGATTGGGATTGCCTGTCGCCAGCCGGTACTCCCAGAGCCAGATGGTATTCTCGTGTCGCGCGAGCGCCTGTTTCGCCAGCGCCAGTGGGTCGTTCGGCCCGAACTCGCTCGACAGATCGAATGCCGGTTCGATGATGCCCGCGCCGAGGGACGGGAACTGCCCGTCCTGCGTGGCGAGCCAGGCATCATACTCCTGCGGCACCCAGCAGTTGACGCAGTCCTTGATGGCTTCGATCACACCGGACCAGTATTGCTGGCGCGGATCAGCCCAGGTCGTGAGCCACAACTCACCCTTGACCGGGCGCATCAACTGCTCAAACCGCTCGGCGGCCGCCACCTGCCCATCGTATTCCAGTTCCATATCGACCATCGCCATGCCGTCACAGGCGTCCATCGCCGCCTTGATGAGGCTGACCTCGGCGTTCACCTGCGTGATGGGCCACTGGCCGTTGTGCGTGCCATAGTTGTAGACATACGGGATGGCCCCGCAGCCACCGCTCAGGATGGCCTTACGGATGCTGGCGATGCGGGCGTTCGGGTACCACTGCTGGCTGCCATCGCCGACCTTGAAGGCCAGCGTGTCCACGCCCATGTGGCGGGCGATCTCGGCGGCCTGCGCGAACTCCGTGTCGCTCCACCCGTGCGAGTAGACAGGACTGAGGAACAGGCCCACCTTGCCCGCGAGCTTCGTCAATGCCGCTGCTGTTGTCATGCGGTTGTCTCCTGCTTTCTGGCAGCGGGCGCACGTCTGCGCCGTCGCCGCCGCTGCGCACCAGATGCACCAGATGCCGGTGGTGCCGCCGGGGTATGGGTAACGGTCGTGGGAAGTGCCACGAAGGGCTGAGTGTTCGCGCCCGCCGTGACGACTGCCGTGACCGTCGGGGGAAGATGGAATGATTGCAAATACGCTTCGATACGGGTGAGCCGGGCGATGAACTCGTCGTCCTGGGCCGTCTGATGCTGAGCGACCTGTTCGATGTCGTGCAGGATGCGCTCAACGTTGTGGAACGTCTCCTCGGCCTGGATTTCCGCGTGACGAGCGAGCACATTCTGTCCGGTCTGGAGCGCCGGAAGCGCCCACAGCTGGATCAGGTTCGACAGGAACAGGCAGAACACAAACGGATAGGGGTCGTGGCTGAACGGCGGCACGCCTAGCGTCGCCAGCAACATCCAGCCGATCTGCCAACCCATCAGGACATAGAGCGCGGTCACCGTACCAAAATACCGAGTGATAAGCACCGCCAGCCGCTGGTTGAATCCGGCGACACGGCTTGTGGCGGCTTTCTCGTCTCGCTCCGCCTGATGGATGGCGTTGGCGCTCTGTGGCTGGTGCGGATGCCGGATGTGCGCATACAGGCTCATGGGTCTGTCGCTTTCTGTGGACGAGTAGACGACAATGCCCGCATGGAAACCGCGCCCCGTCACAGTTGCTTACCAGCGAGGAGGAGTTGCCGCCGGTGAGCGCGGGCCGATTATGTCGTCAGGGAAGGAGCGTCAGGCTGCGGAACGCTTTGCGCGCGACGTATTGCCTCGCGGCGTCTTGGACGCAGGTGTCACCGTTGCTGCTGGAGCCGTTTTGGCCACTGGTGGGAACGCATCGGCTGAGACATCGTCGGCGGGCGTCGAGTCTTGAGGCTGGTAGACCATGTCGTGCAGTTTGACGAAGCCCCAGATGCGATGCCAGTGGTCGAGATAGGCGCGCGCGTAGTCGGCATCATAGACGAAGGTCAGCGTGTTTGACTGCGCGCTCGCGGACAGAGAATAGTTCCAGCTGCCCGACTCGACGGCAGAGTCATCCACGATTGTGGCCTTCGTGTGCAAGATTTGGTGGTGAACGGGCGACGTACCGATCAGAAGCGGCACACCGGCATCCACCAGTTTCTGCACTTCCTGCGACTCCGCGCGTCCCTCCGCCTGCGAATGATCGAGGATGATGTTTACCCGTACGCCATCTCGATGCTTGGCAATGAGCAACTCGGTCAGGGCAGGCAGATGGAAACCGTAGATTAGGATGTACAGCGATCGTTTGGCGCTGCTCACGAACGTGAGGTATTCCTGGGCTGTGGCATCGAACGGCGCGAATAGTGTGCGAACAGCAACGTGAGCTTCAGCTGGCATAGGACACTCCGTCAGGCGACGAGGGCACACATGAGACTATTTGGGGTGACGATTTCAGGGTCAGGAAACAGATCGGCTGCATGTGGGTAGTCGGCGTGCAGCAGGAAGTCCGCGGCCAGATGCGAGCAATCGAAGGCGTGTGGATCCACCAGGAACAACCCGTGCTTGGGAAAGACCCGCGCCATGACGTCATCGCCGATATCCGGCCAGCCGTAAGCATGTCCCTTCTGGCGACTGAGCCATTCCAACCCGTCAGCCAGTGCTCGTGACGCCAAGACGCGCGACGTGGGCAACAGCACATATCCCGGCTTGGTGGAGTGAGCGTCGATGCCTGTGGTGAGTGCGCCAATGGCCTCGGTGGGGGAGACGGCGATCTCCACATGCACGTATGGCCCGCGCGTCCACCACTGGATGAGTCGGGAGGCGAGCGAGCCGTGCCCGACGTAGAACAACAGGTCTCCAGCCTGTGGCATGCCTCCATGCGAGATAGGCGCCAGCTTGACCGGTACTGTCGTGGGAGTTTCCACAATAGCATGGGTCATCGTGACAGTGCCGCCCGCATTGACTGAGGACAGGAGCCCGCCCGTAATGAATACCTGTGGGGCATCGGATAGCGTCGTGCTCATAGCGTCACCTCCCAATAGACCGGACCAAAGTAGCGTGTAGCGCCGCTGGGGAAGGTGACGACGACGTAGAGCCGGTAGACGCCAGCGTTCAGCGTCTCGCCCGCGCCCCAGGTGTACGTGACCTGACCGGTCGTCGTATTGATGGTGCTAAAGGTGCCTGTACCAGCGACCTGCGTACGTGTGCGCGCGTTGACGATCAGCAGTGACGGCGTGCCATTGGTGAGCGGTGGCACAGCGCCGGTAGTGTCGAGCAAGGTGACCTGCAACGGCTGTGTCTGTCCGGCAGGCCAGGGAGAGATTGCCATCGCGTGTTCTCACTCCTCTGTGGCGTAGAACGTCGCCGTCGCGTCTAGTGCGGCAAAGATGGCTGTGTCGTCTACGCAGGTCAACGTCGCCGTCGCGTCCAGCGTGATCAGCGTGGCGCTATCGTCTCCGGTGCTCAGGACCGCCAGCCCGTCCAGCGCCGTAAGCGTGACCACGACGTAGTCGACCGGCGCGTAGGTGATCGCCTCGCTGCCGGTGGCGCTGTCGGTGATGGGAATGGGGATGATCGTGAGCTGGATGGTGCTCACGATCTCGCTGCCCGTTGCGCTCTCCAGGACAGGCAGCGTGACCAGCGCGCTTTGCAGTTCTGCGCCCGTGGCGCTATCCACGACGGTAAGGCGCACGGGGGCCAGCCCCACGCTCTCGCTGCCCGCAGCGCTGTCGCCTACCGCCCGAGAGATCAGCAGCGTGAGCGTGTCGCTGCCCGCCGCCGCATCGGTGAGCGGGACCGTGACCCCGTTGATGGCGATGGCCTCGGCTCCCGCGCCCGTATCGCCGACCGGCAAGATGACCGGTCCCAGCGCCAGCGTGTCCTGCCCCGTGGCGCTATCCGAGATCGTGAGCGCGGTGATGTTGTTGCCCGCCACGCTCACGCTATCACTGCCGCCTGCCGTATCCACCGGAGCGAGCGTGACCGTGATCGTCTGCACCTCGCTGCCCGTCGCGGCATCTGCCACGATGAAGCTGACCTGATTGCTCAGGCTCTCGCTGCCGCTGGCGCTATCCACGACGGGTGCGGATGCCGTGACCGTGATGGCCGCGCTGCCAGCGGCGCTGTCGGCCAGCGGCACGGAGATCGTGGCGAGACTGACGGCCTCGCTCCCACTCGCACTATCAGGCACGTTGAACGGCTGGATAGTGACGCTGGGCGCGTCGCTGCCTGCCGCGCTGTCACTGAGCGCGATGCTGACCGGTGCCAGCGCCACCTGCTCGGTCCCGTTGCCGCTATCCGCGAGCGGGAGCCCGATGACGAGGCTACTGTCGGCTCCAGCGGCGCTATCTGCCAGGCTGATCGTGACCGTGGCGAGCGTGACAGCGTCCGTGCCTGTCGCGCTATCGGAGACGGAGACAGCTGTAGTGCTGCTGGCAGGTGGCTGAAGGACAATCAGAAACGCCTGCCCGTAGTCCGAGATAGACGGCGTGGCGCTATACGCGCCGTAGCTGCCCGTGTTCGTGGTGGGCAGCGTCCAGCCGTCCAGACCAGATCCCGACAGCCCCGATGTCACCTCCGTCCAGGTGCCAGGCGATATGGAGTAGACGGCGCCGTTATAGTTGCTGAAGAGTGCCAGGAGCCAGCTATTGGCAACCGTGGTCGTGATGGCGGGCAGCGTCCACGCGGCAGTGGAGGCGCTGGGTGAACTGCTGTTGTAGGTGCTGTACGCGCCGATCGGGGTGGTCCCGTCCGTCCCACTAAAAGCCGCGCAGATGTATTGCATCCAGCCGGTGCCCTGGCACGTGAAGGCATAGGAGGACGGCTCACTCGCGCCTGCAATGTGGTAGAAGGCCTCCGAGTAAATGCTGCCAGAAGCCCCCGACGTGCCAGTACCAATCGTGGAGCCAATCTGCGTCCAGCCGGACGGCACTGTGAGCGGCGTCTTGGCAGAGTCCTCTACCGTCACGATGGCGACTAACACGTCGCCCGCTGCGACTCCGGTTGGCACCGCAACATTGATGGTAGAGATGCCGTTGCCGCTGCCATGCGTCGCGGTACCAACCTGTGCAATCGCCATAGCGGGACTCCGGTGCTAGCGAGGAATGCCCTGCGAGCGAGCTAGGAGATCGTGAGTGTCATCGACGGCTGCCAGGTGGTTCCGCTTGCCTTGGTCCCTTGGCTACTTACCACGCGGTCGAGACAACTGCCGCCGCTGGTGGTCGAGTTGCTGCCATTCCTGTTCGATACCACGAACTCGTTCCAACTGTAGTTCGCCACCGACGAGCCAAACGTGGCCCGGAAGACGATGTTTTCGGAGGAGCCACCGGTGATGGACGGGTAGGTCGCGTCCATGCCGACATAGGTCTTGTTGGTTGTCGCTTGTAGGTCTGCTTGCGTGTTGGCCGCAGCCGTCGTGCTGTCACCTACCCCGATCATCGCCTGCGCGTTGTTGAAGTAGGCGTCCGCGCCTGCCGCCGCGCCCGTGGAGTTGGTTGTGCCGGAGCCAACCGCCTGATTCCAGAGCGCCTGCACCCCCGCGATGAGGAAGATGTTTTCGAAGACTTCCTCGAACTCGCTGCTCTCCGGCCGGTGATTGCGCTTCAAGAGCGCGTCGGCCTCGGCGCGGATCTTCGCCGGAAGTGCCGCGAAGTCCTTGACATCCGCTTCGGCCACGCCCAGCGCCTTGGCGGCGTAGTACTCAATCGGCGCATCGTACCGGTCGATGCGCCAGACACCATGTAGACGCGCGTGCAGCGCCTCATGCACATCGGGATGGTCGGGGCCGAGATGCTTGATGAGCTTGACCAGTGCGGGCGAGAGCAGCCGATGCACGAGTGGCTGCCAGACCGCCAGCGGCAGATGGAATCCGGCGTGGTCATAAATGCCGCCGGGCGTGTAGAGATGCTGGTGGACGACCGCCACCTTCTCCGCGCCTTTGGCCTGTGCGACAGACATGCGAATACCTCCCTCGCCCGCGTTGGCACGCGGGGTCGTGATGACAAGAAAGAACGGATGAGGCTATGGCGTGCCTGGGCGCGCTTAGGGCTTGACGGCCAGATGCACGCTCACGCCGAGCAGGTTGAGGATGATCTGCAACAGAAAGAAGATCAGCACCGTGTAGAGCGCAATCGTGCGCGCATCGAAGTGCTCACGCAGGCTGTTGGTGAGGCTGGATGCTTCTTTGGCGGCGACGGTCACGTCATTCTTGGCTTCCAGGCGGGTTGCCGCTACGTCCTGCACGGTCGCCAGACGCAGGCTGTCGCACTCCTTCTGGAGCGCCGTGACATGTGCTTCGAGCTGTGTCACTCGTACCGCGCTGCTCGCGTTCTGGTCCTTGATGCCATCCAGCACGACGGCCAGTTCCCGGCGGGGCATGTAGACATCGGGGAGCGTGTCACGGTGCTGGTCAAACGCCTTCTCCACCGCCTCGATCTTGCTGGTGAGCTTGTCTTCCAGCTTGTTGATCGCCGCGATGACATCAGCATAGGTTGCCGTTTGCGCGGACATGGAACTCTCCTCGTGGTGGGTTTCACGATCCGGTGGAGAGCTACCAGACCGGCTATCAGAGGTGGACATGATATCTTGCTCGCTTGACTTGCGGCCTCATGCCAGGACATCAGACGCGGGCGGGGCGTCAGGGACGCTATCAGGCGTGTTCGGCGTATCCGTGCGTCGCAGCAAGAGATGTTCAAAATCCAGATGCCACTTCTCACCACGTTCCGGATGGACAGGGTAATGCCGGGCGAGCCACGCGGTCAGGCTTTCGTCCAGATGCTGCGCCAGCAATTCCGCGCGCCGGGCCTTGTTGGCAAAGTCCAGATATTCTCGACGGATGTCTTCTAGCAGCATGGCGCGCTGGCGCAGTTCGTCCACGTGATCGTGGTTGATCTGAATGCTGTCCGGCTTGACGGCGCTCTGCCGTCGTGGGACATCGCGCGATAGCTTGCTCCGACCCATTACCGGTTCCTCCACTAGCTGATGTATAGCAACCTTAGAAAGGAAGGTTGCTATACATGCATCGGTACACTCGCTTGTCCATTCTGCTTGTTGTCGTGGCCCTGCTGGCCGGATGCGGAACTGCCAGCGCGCAGAACGCGACCTCTCACCCGTTGCCTCGCGCTCTCCTGTTTATTGGCGATTCGCTCACCGGTGGTTATTACGCCACCGACCAAACCCATGATTATGTCGCACATGTGACAGCGGACCTCGGCTTGCCAGCGCTCTATCTCAGCAAGCACTACGGCATTCGCGCCGATGAGGTGCAGGCTGAAATCCAGCACGGGCTGGCCATTCCACCCGCGCGCATCACGGTTGTAGAACTGGGCACCAACGATTTCAGTGGCTATTCGCTCGTCGGAGCACACACGCCAGAAGGGCTCGCAGCCTTTACTACGGCCTATCGTGCGCTGCTGGGCGAGATCCGCCACGTCGCGCCCAGCACACGATTAGTCTGCATTGGCATCTGGCACGTGCCGGGTGACACGAATGACCTGCATGAGACGGCAGGGAGCTATGACCAGCACATCGCCAGCGCATGTCAGGCGGCCCACGGCACCTACGTTTCGCTAGAGGCCATCGCCGCCAATGGCGCGTACCGTGGACCAGTAGGGCAACACACGTGGCTGGGCCTCAATGATGGCTGGCATCCCAATGATGCGGGCCACACGGCCATCGCCGCGGCTATCGTCCACGTGCTGGGCCACTAGGCGACACGCGGCACGCGACACCACATCGGCCGCAGGTAGACCCCGACGCGTCCCTCATGCGTTCCATGCAGCGCGTAGCCCAGGGTGAAGGCTTCTTCACCGGGCCGGGCGCGTCGCACCCCACCGTTGCCGTCCGAGCAGACCAGATCGCCCGCGCGGATGACATCACGTGTCCGGATACGCACGCGCCCGACCAGCGCGAGTGGCGCGACATGCTCATCTGTGACCGTGTCCTCGGGTTCGTCGTCGCTGAAGCGGTCGAACCGGCCACCACCCGCGCAGAAGGCGGGCGCGAGCGAGACGACCGAGGCGGCGTGGCAGTTGTCGTGCATGCAGCGGGTGAAGGCCTCATGCGGGCCGGGACAAACCACCGTGCCCGTTTCGTACTCCGCGTCCAGCGGGTAGGTTTCGGCGTAGTCGAACGCGTCGAACGCCCCATTGGCGCTATAGGCATAGGTGCTCGTGGCGGTATAGTACGTGCCGCCCGCGATGATGAACGTGCCGTCGCCCTTCATTTCCGCGAGCTTGCCACCACCACTGTTCTTGAAGCCCATGATGGAGGAGTTGGACTGCACGAACTGACCGCTGACGCCCAGCCCGTTCACGTTCACGCCGCCCGGCCCAACCTGAAAACCGGAGTGAAAGGTGTTGCTGCTGTCGTAGTAGCCAAACTGGACCGTGGGCGAGATCGTGGCCCACCAGCCACCAATTTGCACCCAGACATTCGTGCCATTGTACGTCGAGCGTGCTCCGGCTGCGGTCGTGCCCTGCGCCAGCACATCGCCACTGAGCGGCCCACTGAACTCGTTCGCGGTCGCCGTACCGGAGACCGAGAGGCCAGCGCCATTGAAGATGCCCGTGTTGTCCACATGGGCATTCTTGGCGGCGTTGAAATACGTCCAGTTGTTCGCACCCGGCGCGATGACAATGTCCCACGGGTTAGCTGCGAACTGGATATAGTTTGTCTGGCCGGGACCGTAGAGCGTGGAACCAATGGAGATGCTGCCACTCGTTGTGAAGCCGCCAGCCGTGACTGTGCCAGTGAACGTGATGCCATTCTTGGTCGCGCCCTCATAGACGTAGCCCGCGTTGACCTCATCGTAGAGGTAGCCACCCACGGTGCCGCTGGAATTGTAGCCATGCGCCAGACCCAGCGTTCCACTCGTTGAGTACACCGTGTAGGCATCGCCACTGGACGGCTTGAACGTCACCGTGCCCGTGAAGACCGAACCACCCGATGAGCCGCCCGTCACCGAGCCGGAAACGCTCAGGTTGCCCGTAATGGTGACGTTGCCGTTGCCGTCTGACGTGAACTTGCCCGCGTCACTGGACAGATGCCCGATGGTCGCCAGTCCGGAGACGGTGATCGTCGTGAACGACGGATCGGTCGCGTTATTGAGCGCGGCCAGATTCGCATTGACATCAGACGAGCGTATAACAGTGGAGGGTGTGAAACGTGATTAGCGTTGCGCCAAGACCGGCCATTCGCTACCCCCTAGCACTTTGAACGGGTAGCGTGCAATACGCTACCCGTTCAATCTGATTAACCGTTACTGACTTCGCCGCTTGCGACGCCCTTCAGCGTACGCCCGTTTGAGCGACTCGCTCCGCTTGGCGCGGGTCTCTGCGCTCTGGACGTGGCCGCGTTTCTTTTCTGCGATGCGTCGCTTCGTTTCCTCAGAGTGTGGCGTGGTATGGTACGCTTTCCCCAGGTGTGCAAGACGCATGCGCTCCAAGCCTTCCGGCGTCATCTGCGGTGGCTTGATCTCGCCTCGTGCGGCCCGCTCCAGGCCGATCTGGCGCAACTTCTCTCGTGTTTCCGATCCCCACGTCTTGCCTTTATTCCAGCCGCCAAAGTCCGCGCGAACTGACCTGCGGCCTTCAGCATAGGCGTGTTTGAGGGCTTCCGAACGCTTCTGACGTGTTTCAGCAGATTGCTTGCGGCCAGTCTGCCACGCGCGTACACGAGCACGGTACTCATCTGTGCCATGGTGAAGGCGTATAGCCGCAGAAAGTCTTTCGCGGGTCGCCTCACTGAGCGGCACACCCTTATTGGATGGCACCTGCCCGAGATGGGCTATGGAGAGCTTGCGGCGGTACTCGGCGCTGAAGGTCTTGCCCGAGTGAGGATGCCCATCTCGTTGAAGGCGTCGTCGTGCCGCCTCAGCCATGCGCTGGCGCATCTCTGGCGTGAAATCGAATGGCTTGTTTACCTGAAACGCGACATTGAGTTGCGGCGCGAGCGTGTCTATCCAGTGCTGCTCACGCTCCGTAAGCCGGTCGGGTGAACACTGTTCCAGCACAGCCCACTGGAAGGCTTTCTCTCCGTATTTGTTCCACTCATGTTGGAAATGGGGGCTGTGGTGCTTGTTAGCGCGAAGGAGCTCGAGATGATCGTTCCAGCGCCGTTCAATGTCAATAGAGCGACCGATGTACTGTTTTCCGGTGGGGATACACGTGGCGGCATAGATACCGCACAGCGATAAAGAGGCAGACTCGTCCACTGTTCTCACTCTCTAGCGTGAGTCTCTAGATGCGATACCGCCAGGGGGCCTAGAGAAACCCCTTTTCGGCTGAGGTAGCTAATCCCAACCTAGACGGCCCTTACACTATACATTATACAATTCTGCACGGTAGTCACAAGTCCGGTAATTAACGGTGTTGGACAGTCGATGGCGTAAACGTCATCAAGGAAGCGCCAAGGCCCATCGGTTATGCCCCTTTCTGCTTCCGTCGTCGTGGGACGTTCCGCGAGACAGGCGCCACTGGCACGTCGCGGTGCGGGTAGAGTCGGTGGAGCTCCTGCGCCGCAGGTACGGCTTGGAAGAGCGGCTCATGGGTCCGCGGGTGCAGGTCGCACAGGTCCGCTGCGTTGAGATACCAGACATGCTCTGGCACATCTGGATGATTGGCGTGTGTGGCCGTGATCACGAGCAGCACTGGCTCCCCACCCGTCACGGGATCACGCTCGTCCGTCCCAATGGGGAAGTAGCGGCTCTTGGGCTGCACGTCTACGTGCATGCGTGCCACATTGCCCGCCGCGCCGAAGTGCTCGCTGAGCGCCTGGGGAAACAACCGGCCCTGCTGCGTACTGGCGTGTATGCGCTCGTGCGCGGCAGGCGTCACATCGACCGGGATGCGCTTGACATCCGCGAGATCAAACCGTTTGCGCGCGGGTACAGGGCGTGGCGTGGGTGGCGTCGCCGGAAGCAGATGCTTGGCCTGTCCCTCGCGAATCACCTGGTTCTTGCGTGCACGTGCTGCACGTTGCTGCGCGGGGGAGAGTGGCTCGGGTCGTGGCATGTCCATGGGTCACCGTCCGTTAACGGCCTAACGTGTAATCCTGGAGCATCGTCTGAAGATTAAGCAACTGAACATCTTGAGATGGAGCAAGCGAGGCGATTTCGAGGTCTACGTAGTCCCATCGATACGACACGCTCACAATGACCGCCACCTGATCGAGCGCCGCCGCCGGCGAGAAGTCCCAGTATCCTATGTCCCACTGCGAGACGTCCCAGAGCGTATTTGCGGCATTCGCCGACGGGTTCACGATCTGACACGTATCGCCTGGTTGGATGCTCTCAATGTCGTAGCCAAGACCCGTCTGTGCGTCGCCGCGGTAGTCCACAATCCTGAGCTTCGTGCGCACGAGCATGCGATCGTACTGATTGAGTAGGCCTTGCGCCACGACCGCACAGGAATGCTGGTCGGTGAGACGGCTGTCCGCAAGCTGCAACACACGTGCGCCAAAAGTCGAGAGATCCGTCCCTTGCGCTGTGGCCTGCACGAGAATCTGCACCTGCGTCTGAGCGGCGTAGGCGGCATTGGCTGTGAACGAGTTGACCGGCACGCTCGTCGCATTCTGGGCCGTATCTGCTGAGACCGTTACCGTCTGCTGGGGGCTACCATTGCCATTGAGCACGAGCTGCTGGCCCGCCACGATCGCCACGGGAAGCGGTGCGATCGTGAGCGACGTGTACTGCGTGCCACTCACAAGCGCAGAGGTCAGGGAGGTTGCGAGCCCCGTCCCAATGACGCGCGTGACGTTCTTGAGGCTCGTCCAATCCTTGCGATACTGCGGCACCGCGATGTGCTGGCCGAGGATGAACTGGTGCTGCGCCGTCGTCGGGGCCACGTTGAGCGTCATGGACTTGTCGGCATTGGGTCGGTAGAACCAGTTGGCTGGCAGCATCGTGATGAGTGTATCGTAGATCGACTTGATCGACTGGTTCTCGAATGTGTACGCCACAAGGTTGCCCGACGACGCGGGATTGTTCGGGTCCAGCGTCATGGGAGACATGTATGGCTTGCCCGTCAGTGGATCATTGTTGGTGAAAAACCAATTGAAGATCGTGACGGGATCCACGTACGAACTGGTGACGCCTGGTGTGCCGAAGGACTGACCTAGCACCAGCCCTTCATCCGCGAGTACGCTGTCAAAGGGCGTGATCGTGACCGTAATCGATTCCTCGCCGGACTCAAGAATCTGCGGCTCATAGGAGTCAATGACGCCCTGAAATTTCAGCAGGCCCCCCGCCGGCAGATTCGGTCCGAAGAGCCAGTATTGCACGATATTGCCCTGCGCGATGGTGCCACGATTACTGCCGACGCCCGCCTCATCGAAGTTATCGAAGGCTCGTGGAAGTTGCACCCGGAGCGGTGTCGTGGCGCTATTGATCGCGTACTTCACGCCGGACAGAAGCGGCGCGTCGCGCCAGACGTCAAGGAATGTGCCACTACTGCTGTAGACCAGCACCATCTGCTGTTTGTAGTGTAGCGGCGTGGCGTCAGACGGGTTGCCCAGCGACCCCACGCCCAGCGTCCACGGCGTCGCACTTGCGCCCTGCTCGATCTGGATGCCGCTTACCCACAGCGTCGTGGATTGTCCCACGACGTTGCCCGTGTCGATGCGCAGCCCGATCAGGTAGTAGGTCGAGGACGTGGGCATGGTGAACGTCACGGAGTAGCGCATCCACGTCGTGGTCAGCGTGAGCGTCTGAACCGTGCTGGCGTTCTGGTTGTCGGCGCGGAAGTTATTGAACTCCGCGAAGAAGCGCACGGACGTGTTATCCGTCCCAGCGCTCTTGAGATATACCGACAGCGTGTACTGCTGGCCGGGGATGAAGTTATACGCAATCGGGATGTTGATGCCCAGCGTCTCATACGACCCAGAGCCATCGCAGTACACCTTGAGCGAGCCATTGCCCACCGCATAGGTCGTAGGGTCGTATTGCGTGTAGCCGTTCACACCTCCTGAGAACTGGAACCAGTCGTAGCCGCCAGATGGATTGCTCAGGTCGCTTTGACCTGCGGTGAAGAGATTGGGCATACGATCACCTTACGACAGGTAGCGCGGTGTCCAGATGGCGTAGACATCGACGATGGGCTGCGTCGAAGCGGTCACCTGCAACGTGAGCACGGTCCCAGTTGGCTCGATGACCGGGAAGGTGCCGGAGAACGCGATGAGTGTGCCGGGCGCGGCGCTGGAGACGACCGTGTAGCCGTTGGCCTGACGCGGGTCACAGCCAATGGTGATCTGCTGTCCGGGTGCCCAACTCAGGTTGCTCACCTGAAGCGAGGAGCCATCGGGGTTCTGCGAGAGCGTAAAGCCCGTGATGGTCGCGGCAGCGTAGTCGCATGAGGTCGTGGTGCCCGGATAGGAGAAGTTGGCCGTGAACGACGTGACACTGAGCGTAGTGGCCCCTGATGCCGCCGCTGCGGACAGCGTTACGGTCTGCGTGTGTCCCGTGCCATCATTGAGCGTAAACTGTGTGCCGGCCGGCGCGCTCGCGGGCAGGGCCGCTACGCTCAGACTGGTATAGGCGTTGCCGCTGGTTAGTGCCGCTGAGAGCGTCGTGTTGACAGCCTGCGAGTTGTTGGTCAGCGTGAGCGTTGGGTAGGCATACTCGGTACCACTGCTGGAGACGACCAGATTACCGCTGATCCAGTTGGATCCGGATACCAGGGCATACGCAAGACTACTGGAGTCGTAGCTGCTGGGTGTGGCCGCGTAAAGGTACGGGTCCACCGCCAGGAACGTGATCTGGATCGTGACCGCAAGGAGGCGTGTCGCACGGTAGGTAATCGGTGCGCTGATGGCGTCGCAGACCAGATAGCGGTCGTCCAGCATGTGAATGGCCAGTTGCTGTTGCCGCTGGTTCAGCGCCTGCAAGAGCACATCCACCTTGCTTTCGAGATCGGCGCGTGAGCTGCCGACGACGACCACCGTTACCGTCGCACGTCGCTCGTTGATAATCGTGCCGGTCGTCTTTACACCAGGGTACCGTGCGACTTTGAAGACGCTCTCCTGCACCTCCGGCAAGCCGAGCTTCTTGTCGGTTACGAAATAATTCGTACCGTCATTGAGCTGGAAGGTCCCGAACGTATAGCTGGGTAGCGCCATGACTAGATCCCCATCCCTGCGGTCGCGCCGCGGCCACCATACTCCACCGCGAGGCCCGCAATCTCGTTGAAGATCTGATAGATCGTGTTGATATCCACGTTGCCGGTACCCTGAATGTTGATGTTGCCGATGTTTTGCTGAGTGACAGTGCCTAGCGTCGCCGGCGTAATGTTGCTCCCGAGTGGCTGGGCACGTCCGGCGAGCCCATGCACCTCAGCAATGAGCTGCTGCAGGAGCGCCGGCACACTGCCGCCATTGCCGCCGAGTCCACCAACTGGGAGTTGTGGTGTGAGGCCGCCGAGCGTGCCACCAGGGGTGAGGCCGGTTCGCATCGCCTGAGCAATCTGCGCTGTGGCCTGCTTCACTCGATCCTGCTGCGCGTTCAAACCTGCTACGAGCGTGTCCCCCATGTCGGGCATCCAGCGATCGAAATCGGCCAGCGGCCCTTCGTCCGGTACGGAGAAATGCAGGAAGGATTTGATCTTGTCCGCGACGCCAGATACGGCGCTGGTGACATGTCCAATGGCGCCGGTGATGCCTGAGGCGAGATTGCGAATCATGTCGCCGCCCCACCCGAGCATATTGCCGATCAGCCCGCGCATGATGCCGCCGATTTTGCCCGGTAGACCGGTGATGGTGGAGACCACGGAACTCACCAGCTGACCAGCCTTACCTGTCGCCAGATGCACCAGGTTGTCGAAGTAGGACACCGCGATGTTGACCATGAGGGTGATGTGCTGCAGGAAATCCACCTCCAGCCGCACGGCTTCGTTGAGGATGTTGTCCACAAACTGCCCGATAGCCGCGAGCACGCGGGTCTCCATGCTCAACACCCAGGAGATCGCCCCGTTGACCATCGCTGAGATGGCTGAGAGGACACGCACCTCCATCTGGAAGAACCACGTAATGACGCTGTCGACCAGATGCGCGATGCCACTTAACACCTCGCTCGGAAGCGTCTGGGTGAGCCAGGTAATGATGCCATGCACCAGATCGGGAATCACCGAGTGTCCGATCAGGTGATCGAACAGCTGCTCGAAGAAATGGATCACGCCCTGGATGAAGTTGACGACACCGGTGAGCGCCCCGCCAGTGAGTGCGTCAAACCACTGTGCGATCCCCAGGATGGTGTGCCCCACGAACGAGAGCACGAAGCCCAGCCCGTTCTGGAACAGCAGCCCGAGCTGGCGGAGCATATCACCCGCGATGGCCGGTATCTTACCGAACTGCCCGGAAAAGACCGCCTGGACGATCCTGCCAAGATCACCAAACAAGCGGAAAATAGCGGCAAAGAAGCCCGCGATTTGGGGGAGCGCCGACAGGAAACCGCCGATGACGCCCGAGACCAGGCCCAGCACGACCTTGAGCACAGTGCCAATCACCGTGCCGACGATCTGGAGTACAGGCGCGAGCGAGCGGAAGGAGTTGATCAGGTCATGTACTGCTGGCGCGAGCTTGGGCCACGTATTCTGCCACTGCAGACGCACCATCGTCAGGAACGTGTTGATGGTGTTGTGGATTTCCGTGATAATGGGCTTGAGCTGGCCACCAAGAAAGCCGCCCACCTGGGTCAGCTGAGTACGGAACCGGGTAAAAATCAGGATGCCGAGCGTGATGGCACCAGCGATCAGCAACAGGGGTACGAGGACGGCCCCGAGTGATGCCGCCATCCCCATCAGCGCGGGAATGGCGCTGAGCGCGCCCTGGGCGGCTCCCATGAGGCCGGTCCGGAGCAGTCCGAGCAACTGCGCCGGATTGCCGAGCTTGCCCACGAGTTCGCCCAAAGAACCGGTGAATGTTCCGATGTTGCTGACGCCTTTGCCGACCCACGAGAGCGCCGTCGGACCGAGCCGTGCCAGGTCACTCAACTTGCCTTTCAGGACTTCAAGCGCCAGTCCGGGGTGTCGCACAGCCAGACCGAACTGAAGCAGTTTGGTTGAGATCCCTTCCCCAAAGGCCGTACCGAACCGTCCTGCTTCGCCAACGACCGATCCCAGACCGCCTTTGAGACTGAGGAACAGCTTGCCTAGCGGCGCACCCTTGCCCAGCATGGACGTGAAGATGCCACTGACCATGTTCCCCACGGGCCCGAACGCCAGAAACGCCGCGCCCACGGTTGCGACCGCTCCGGCGATGCCCAGGAAAGCCGCGCGCATCGCCGCGGGATGCGCGCTGGCCCACGCCGAGAACCGGTTGAGCGCAGGCAGGATCTTGTCACCGATCTCCTTGACCAAGGGCTCCAGCGCGTCACCCAGCTTGATGAGCGCGTTCTCACCCGCGACCTTGAGGTGGTCCCACTCCGCCGCCATCGTCTGCTCGTGGATCTTGAAGGCGTTGGCCGTCATCCCCTGCGACTGCGCCATATCGCCGAGGATCTTGTTGTAAGCCGCTCCGCCATTGGTCAGCAGTTGCATCGCCGCCTGAAAACCTGCCGCACCACCGGTCAACTTCAGCATTTCCGCCTTGTTGCCCTTGGTGATCTCCATGAGGTAGTGCAGCCGCCCAATGAGATCAAGCGACGAGAACTTGGCGCTATCGAAGCCCAGGCCCATCTTCTTGGCGTTGGTCGCGACGGCGGCGGCGTTGATGCCGATAGCGCGGAAGAGATTGGAGAGCTGCATGCCCGCGATGTGCGCTGAGGACCCGCTGAGCGTCATCGTGGACATGGCCGCGGCAACTTGGTTGAAGCTGAACCCTGCCGCATTGCCTGTCACCGCCGCTCGTCCAATGGACGACGACAGCTCCTGCATCGTGGTCTTGCCATCGCGCAAGGCCACGAGCAGCATGTCCTGATAGTTCTGCGCCTGCTGTGCGCCCGCGCCATACGCGTTAAGGGCGCTGGTTAGTGCATCAGCGTCCGTGGACGCGTCCACCATGCCTGCCGCGCTGGCTTCCGTCACGACCTTGAGTACGCCCATCGCGTCCTTGGCCTGTACGCCGGCGGACAGCACGTAGTACAGGCCGTCACCCAACTGCTTGGCCGGCACGCCCAGTTGCCCCGACATACTGAGCACCTGGGAGTTAAACTGGCTCATCTGTGCCGCGCTCTGCCCGGTAAGCGCCTGCACCACCGACATGGATGACTGGTACTGCGATGCCATGTGGAGGGCCGCGATACCCGCGCCGGCGGTCGCAGCGGTCGCGGCCAGGATCGGCATCCCGAGCCCGCCCATGCCCGCGCCAAAGCCTTCGCTGGAGCTGCGGGCCGCGTCCAGACTGCCCGCCGCCTCATCCGCCGTCGCACTCAGTTCTGAAAGACTTGCGACGGCTCCGGATACCTCCGTGTCCAGCACACCGATCTGGGTGCCGGCTGCGTCCGCCGCTTCGCCCAGACCGCCTACCGATTCGGCCGCCGCTGCGATCTGATCCGAAAGCGCCGAGAGATTCTCTTGCAGCGACGAGAAGACGGCATCCAGGCCGCCAATCGAACCGGAAACGCTGGAGAGACTGTCCTCAATGCCCGCCATTGCGCCGGAAATCGTTTCGCCCAGGCTCGATGCCGCTTCCGCTAGGCTGTCCAGTGAGGCAATCGCCTCATCTACGGCCGCCGTCGCACCGCCGGAGTCGCCTTCAAGCTCGAACAGGATGTTCTCATCCATCGGGATGGCTCCGTAGAACGTGGGTTCCTATTGCGTCTGCCTGCTGGCGACGCTATAGTGTGGGCAGCGGCAAGCAAGTAGCACTGGAGGCTCACAGCATGGCAAACAAAGCAACAATGCTGATGGCGACGGTTCCGACATTGCCAGGGCGGAACTATGACGTGGTTGGACTCGTGTCCACGGCGGAGCGCGCGTTCTCAGGCAATGTCAAAGTAGAAGACCGGCTGAAAGACCTGGAGGAACAAGCTAAGAAGCTGGGGGCAGATGCGGTTATCGGCATCCAGGTCGCGACGAGCCTTGCCTCAGGCAATCAGATGATCACGACCCTACTCGGGACAGCCATCAAGTTTGCTGGGTGACGTGGCTGTCGGTCAGCTGATCGGCACGACCTCACCATCATAAATCGCCGTGCGACGCAGCGCGCGAACGAACTCGTCCTGTGTGGGCGCATCGCCAGCTTTCGCGCCACGCGCCTGAGCGATGTCACGCTCGTGCATGCGAACCGCCTCACGGTAGTACGCCAGGAGACGCTTCCACGGCATGCGGCGCATGCTCTCGTCAGACCAGTGGTAGTAGGCGGCTAGCTCAGCGAACATTGCCATAGGGTCAAACGGCTCGCTCGCAGGCAGTGGTGTTGCGGTCAGATCGTCGGGCGCGCTCTCCGGTTCCGCCGCGACGCGCAGGTGCGCCACAAGGAGCGCGGCCGCTTCCGGGTCGCGACCGGCCAGACGCTGTGCCTCCTGCCACGCGGTATCGCGGGCATCGGCATCCCACGCGACGGGCTGGGTCTGGACCGCTTCCAGATGCGCGGGCGCGTAGGGTGTCGCTGTGCCGTGCCGCACGCCTTGGCGCAGCGCCCACTCCCGCCGCCAGCGGCTCTGCTGACTTAGCGGCGGGTCGTCTGGCCGAAAAAATCCATGAACAGCCGCACGATCTTCGCGACGGACAGGCCAGCGCGCAGCCGCTGCACGGTCATGGCGGGTTCTGTAAGCTGCCACACTCCCAGCACCAGGCGTGTCATGGCGTCCAGCTGCTGACGTTTGGACATCTCGGCGCGCTGTTCGAAGAGTTCGATGGCGTCCAACTCCTGCTCAACCGTCGGCGTCGCGCACAGATGTACCACACGCTCGCTGGGCACTCGCCGCACGTCCTGCTCTGTGTCCGGTCCCTCTACCGTCTCGGTGTGCCACTCGATGAACATCACGTCCACAAAGCGCAGGGTCACCTCATCGAGGTTCACCGCGCGTACCGCGTCCATGGCCTGCGCAATCTCAGGGTCTTGCTCATCGGGCAGTAATCCTCGATCCGCGGCGCTCTGTCGCGCCCGTCGCACCTGCTCCTCGCCGCTCACCCCGGCAAGACGATTACGGTCCACGAAGATACTCCTCTCTGTTCTGGCCCGCCCGACGCGGGCAGTATAGCGTGAGGCCTGAAGCGTCAACTGAACACTTCAGGCCCTGAGGTACTTGGGGCAATTCAGGTTAATACGCCGCGTCGACAAGGTTCGCGACGGTGCTCTGTAAGAGATAGGCATTGGCACCCATATCGCTTGTGCTGCTCGCGGAGACCGCGATGCGGAACGCTTTGCCGTCCTTCTTCGGCGCCGGTGGCTCGGCCTTCGTGTACGTCATCGTGGGGATGTTGTAGGTCACGGTGTAGAACTGGTTGGCTTGGGTAAACACCAGTTGCACACTGCCTGTCGCCACCGCCTGCGCATCGGTCGTGCCCGTCGGGCTGCCAAAGTATGTGCTGGCGATCCGGCTGCCATTCTGCATGATGAGGTTCAGCCCCACATCCAGCGTGAGCATGCCGAAGATGAGCGTGGCAAGCGTCAGTTGCTCGGTCTGGATCGTCGTGTCGAGGTTATTCTTCTGCGTGATGTCGAAGCTCTCGATCGCGACGGCATCGCCGGTTGTGGATCCATCCAGCGTCCAGACGCCCTCTGTGTACAGGAACGGCGGATGCGGCTCCAGCGTGACCGTGCTGGCTGACGTTTGCGCCACCGTCGCAATGCCTTGCCAGTCCACTTCGTACGTCAACAGGCCACCGGCCTTGGCGCTGCGTTTGATCTGTTCGACCTTGCAGTCGCGTACGCGCAGGATGATGCCGGACGTCCCACCGAGGCTCACCTCAAACGTGTAGAAGGCGCCGTCGCTTTCGTCAATGATGACGTGCTGCGCCGTGCTCTGTACCGTGGCTCCGCTGCTGTGCGCCTGCTGCAAGGTCGCGCCATTGGCGAGCGTCGCGGTATAGGGCCCCGTGCCGGAGGGCGGTGTTGTGATCGTGACGATTTCTTCCGTCGCGAGGCCAGAGTCAATCACCAGCGTGGCGGTACCAGAGCTGGTAAGGCCAGTGTTTGCGGTGAGGCTGATGGTTGTCGCGCCGGCGGTAGCCGCGGCGGCCAGCGTCGTGTTCGTCGTCGGCGCGGTATAGGTATCACTGCCTGATCCCTGTGCCATTGCTTCGAGCAGTCCCAGCTCATTGGGACGCGGCGCCACGACGAGCTTGCCTTTGACCTCCTGCCGGTTCTTGATGATCAAGCTGAGGTGGCGACTGCCGTCGCCTTCCCAGACATCCTCGGCTTTGATGTCGAGCTGGATGTTCGAGCCATCCAGCCAGCGTGGAAAGTAGCTCGGCGCGACGGAGGTGCCGCCTTGGCTCTGTTTGCCGATGCCGATGTAGGCATTGTCTTCACGGATAGCGAGAATGAGGCTCATGGACTACGCTCCCTGCGCCGCATCGTCCGGCGCGGCCTGAGCTGTCTGCACGGTCTCAGCTGCAGGCGGGGTAGCGGCGCTCGTGCCTCTGCCACGCTTCTCAGCCCTGGCAGGAGCATCGGGCGCCGCAGCAAACCGGCGAGTGGCTTCGTCAAGCGCGTAGACCGGCTCGAAGTCCGCGCGTCCCTCATGGTGTTCGTAGCCGAGCGCCGCGCGTTCCGCGTCATCGAGCGCGACGTGCTCAGGTAGCACGACTTTGCCGACGCCCAGGAACCGCGGTTCGCGCTCACCACGCGGATCGAACAGGTACGACGCGCCGTAAACCTCGTGCGCACGCAGATGAAGCACGTCACCACGGTGGACTTTGGTGTTGTTGCGCCGCGTGCCCGACGCGTCGCGCACGTCGCCATTGATGATGTGATGCGCCACACGCACCGCGTAGGGGCCGATATAACGCGCGGGCACGGGCGTATCCGGCTGAAGTCGTGGGGTGGACATGTGTCTCTCCTGGTAGATTAGATGTCATAGGGCATCATCTGGACGTGCGCGGTGATCGTGCGATAGACGAGCGAGATGCCCGGCACACGGCTGTCCAGCTCGCCCAGGTCCGGTGAGATCAGGATTTCGGGAATACTGACGGCGTAGGCCGTCCCACTTACCACAAGCGAATCGTTGGTTTCCAGATTGGCCTTGATCGCCTCAACGTCGGTATCCATGCGGACCAGGATGTCATCGATGGTGTTGGGCTGCTGGTCCCATCGGTCGTAATACTGAATCAAGACCGGCAGGATGCCCGTCCAGACGCGATTGGACCAGATGCGAAACTGTTGCTGGCCGGTCTGCAGGTTCACGGCGGGAAAGGCACCGGCCATCATCTGGTAGCGGTGGCGGATATAGACCTGCGAGAGCCCTGTCGGATCGGACGGATTGGCTTCGGTGAGCCGGGTATTGGGCACGATCACCTGGCGAATCGCTCCCAACACGGTAATCGCTGGATACGGATTGTTCGGTGCGCGTGGGATGCTCATACGCCACCTGCTATCGCCTCACGAATAGCGTCCTGGATGTCCGCGATAACCCGCTCACGTGTAGCCAGCAGAGTTGGCGTCACGAAATCATTGGGACGCATCCCTCGGACACTGCGCACAGGATGTGCGGCGTTTGGCCACATCAGCGCGCGTTTCGTGCGCGGGACGATGCGCTGACCAGATGGACCGTAGATGCCTGTTCCCTCGCGCACGTATCGCAGTTTCCTGGGTTGGGTGGTATAGACAATGGAACGCGTATGCGTGCTGGAGATCACCCAATCGGTCTTGAATGACAGGACCAGCGGACCCAGCGCGTCACCGGCAGGCGCACCACCGTCTCCTGTTCCCCAGGGAGCGGCGTGCTCCAGAGCGGCGCGCACCGTTTCGCCGCCCCGGATGATGGCCATGTTGAACGTACCGGGCAGGCGCCTACGGATCGTTTGGAATTTGAATTTGCGGCTCTCGATGCCACTCGTGCGTACGATGAGCAACGGCATGGCATACCTCGCGAGAACAGAGCTAAAACAGGTAGAGATGACCGCCATGCCGGTTGACGTGGGCATGTACGTGGCCGCGTTTGTAGTGGATCGTCGGGTTGGCCTTCTTCGTCATGTGCGACTTGCGGGCCTTCGTCACATGGTGCGCTTGGGTCACATGCTTCGTCGCGTGGTGCGTTGTGGTCACGACGTGACTCACGTGTGCCTTCTTCGGCGCTGTTGGTCGTGAGACGTGCGTCCGATGACGGAGCACATGACGATGCGCCATCGGGCCGCTGATGTGATGCGTCGTCATGACGATCTCCTAGACGATCTCTTAATAACGCACCGGGCTCTGGAACGGGCCAGAGGCCGTCTCGCGTCCGAGGTAGAGCAACCGCGACGGGAAGAGCAGTGGTGCCTGCTCCTGATGGAATAGCACCCACCACTGCGAGGTCGGATCGGACCCATCGAGCGCGCTGGTGTCGCCCGGCCATGGCGTCACACCGTCCAGAAGCGTGATCTTGACGATGCGATCGCCCGTGGCGATGTCAGTGCCCGAATCCACACGCGCGATGTACTGCGAGGTCACTGCGGATTCGGGCAGCGCCACGTAGTCCTTGGCCCGCATCGGCACGATAGCCGCCAGTACGTCCTGCAGGTAGACCTGTGGCGCGCTGGTGGCGTTAGTCGAGTTGTTGAACGCCGGGCGTGCGGTGGTGATGCGCACATTCGCGAGTGGAACCATATATCACCCTACTGCGACGGGCCGGTATGGCGCGAGCTTCAGCCGCGCCTTGGCGCACAGCTGATCTTCCATCGGGTCTGGCTTCATGGGACGCCGGGCGAAGAGATCGCCGTTGCGCATCTGGTCGATGCCGCCCATGCCCATCTGCGTGAGCAGTCGCTGCTGCAGGAGCCACGTCACCTGATCAATGCAGGCGGTCTGCACGACATCGGGGATCGTGGCGGTATAGTCCGCCGTCACCGCTACTGTCGGATTCTGCTGCGTCGCAAAGGTTACGCTGCCCTCTATGGGATCAACAGTGTAGGTGTTGGCCTGCTGAATCGCGCCGTTCACATACACATTCGGCGTCGTAGGTGGGAGCACATTCGGTTGGATGTCCGGCGCCTGGTCGTACGTGAGCGTCCAGAAGCCGCGCAGCGCCCGGTACGTCGTGTGATCACCCGTGTCGTAGAGCGTGTCACCCGTGTAGGGCAGGTAGAAGCCCGCCTCCATATCCACTTCGAGCACTGGCGGGTTGAGACCCAACTCCCAGACCACCGCCGCCATGCTGTACGTCAGTGTCAGCGCGATGATCTCCGCGTAGCCCTCCCACTGCTGGATCACGACTTCCTCTGGCAGGAGGTCCGCGTAGAGCCCCGCGTTCTGCGGCCCCGAGTTCGAGATATGCACCCGTACCCGGGTGATCCTGCGGATGGGCACCACCGGCAGGGGAATGCGCATCTTGCGCGTCGTGAAGTCGAAGCCCTGCTGGTAGATGTTGATCGTGCCTGGGGCAAAGCCATTGTTGGTCAAGAGCGGCGCGCCGATGAAGGCGTCAATGGCGGCTTCCGCGCGGGCGATATAGCGCGCGAGCGTCGCATCCGGGATTGTGAGCAGCCCCGGCGCAACGCTGTTGGGCGGCGCGAGGATGCCGTCATCTTGCAGACGGTAGATTCCCGGAGTGAGGTACTTCGGCATGCAGCGCCTCCGCTCAGACGGGCTGCGTGATGTACGTGACGGTCACGTCGCCGGCGCTGGTACCGGCGTACTCATAGTACAGGCCGTAATCGCAGACGCAATCGAACATGAGTGTCGCCCCGGCCACCGGCGTGATGACCGCGATGGGACCATAGCGTGGCGCGGACGAGGTGATCGCGGGATTGCCGTTGTAGAGCGTGAGGGTCATGGCGGACCCCGCCGCGTTGATGATTACTCGGCCGAGGCTCACCCCACGCACGCTCGTGATGTTGTAGGTCCCACTGTGCGTGTTCACGAAGGTTGCCGTGAACGTGCCCGCGCCCGGATTGATGGCCGTCACCGGCACGACTTCCGCCGTGCCGGTGCCACCATAGATCACGAGCGACATGCCGACCGTCATGTGTTGCAGCTGACTCGCATCAGCAACCGCGACGCTCGCGCTGCCAGCCGCGGCGATCGCGGTGCTGGACGTGGTGTTGACCCATGCCCCGATGGGAGCTGCACTCGCCTGCGCCGCGCTGATGTGGAACGGCTCGTATTCGCCGACGGGCGCGTATTGCGTTCTTCGAAAGGCCATGGCGTGTCCCTCCCCAATGGCTCCGCGCGAGCGCGTAAGGAACAGCATTCACGCACGGAGCCACCGCAGGCTACTGGCGACTACTGGGAGAAGCCTTCCGAGACCCACTCGACCTGCGCGGTCATCGCCGGTGCCGCGAGTCCGGTACCCGTAGACACCAGCTGAACCGTGATGACGTCACCTGGCTCGATGACGTTGCCAGCTGCGGGTGTCAGGTGGACGGGCACGAAAGCGCTGGCGTTGACGCCGGACGAGAAGGCGATGCTGGCCAGGTTCGTGCCGAGCGCCGCGCCGTTACGCCACTGACGAATGTTGATCGTGAAGTAGTTGGTCGCCGCGCCGTTCACGGCCGCCTCAAAGATGATGTGGATGTGCCGGATCGTGAGGCGATTGACGGGCATGAAGCCAGCTGTTCCTGCTGGCGCCCCGACTGTGAGATCCGGCAGCGCCATGAGGGCATGCTCATAGCTGCCACCAGCGGCCGTATTCGCGACCCGCAGGGACTGAAGCTGCGGCAGGTCGCGCTTCGCGCCGAGCACACGGGCAATCAAAGACATGGTGCTCTACTCCTGTTGGTATCGAGCTAGCGCACGGTGTGGACGTGTCCTGACAGGGGCGACGGGCCGGAGTATATCGCCAGCAACGCCTCCTCGCCACCGTCCACGCTGCGCCAGTCGTGAAGTGGACGTCGTGAGATCGCGCAAGTTACGTGCGGCGCTCCATCCGTGCTTGCATCGCCTGCATGAGTTTGCGAGCGCGTTCAGGACCCAGCGCCTCAAAGATGGCATCGACATCAGAGGCTTCGATCATCGCGGCAAGCTTGGCGGGAGCCATCGGCTGGATGCCCGCTGCTTTGGCATAGGACGCTTCGTCCGCGTCATCGGGCAAGATGTGAATTGACCGGCCGATGGGCAGCTTCTTCCATTCCCGGGCCGTGCCGTATGGCACGTGCTTGGCGACGCCGCCGATGAACGTCGTGTTGTCGAGCCAGAAGCGGTTCTTCGCGTCAACCTTCCCATAGCCATAGAGCACGGTGACGCGATCCGTGTCTTCCGGCTCAGTTGGTCGCTTAGGTTCGATTTCAGCAGCGACTAGCGGCTTCCTGCTAGACGATTCGGCTTCTGCTTGAACGGCTTCTGCCACTGCCTCAGCGACCGCCTTCGGTGATTCCTCAGAATCACCGGAGATGTTCATCTGGACGCGCGCCGGATCCGCGCGCCGCTCATTGTGCACATGCGATGTAGATACCATGTGGATAACCCTCCGGCGCCATACGTTGGGAACCCTCAACGGCGCACGTATGATGTCGCCACCATCTCCGCATTCCAGCGGAGCCAGGCGCAGAAATGCGAACGGGTGCGTAGCATCGCGCTACGCACCCAGGATGATCAGCCCATCAGGCAGTCAGGCTTACGCCGGCCGGCGCGCCTTGCCCATGAACAGTGGTGTCTTCACCGCCAGGCCGCTCATCGAGAAGATGATGTAGCGCTGGCTGAGGGTGTAGTCTACCGCAGCCGGCAGTTCGAGCACCGTGAAGCCTTCGGCGTAGAGCCAGGGCATGCTGATACTGTCCGTCTGCAGGAAGTACACGTCCTCAACGGTCTGACCGCTAACCGGTGAAGTGTACGTACCGAACGAGAAGCCGGGCACCGGCAGGACCTTGAGGATGCCATTGGCCCAGGCGATCTGGTTGACCTGCACGCCGGGGATGACTTCGACGAGGTTGTCGTTATACCGCTTGTTGGTCTCGTTCTCCTGGTCGAGCTGCTCTTTCGCGTTGATCGACATGACCACCACGTCCGGCAGGCCGCCAGCCTGCGCCGCCTTGGCCACCGCGGCCTTAATCGTCTGCGTCAGGTTCAGGCTGCCCTGCTCCATCTGGATCGCGTTGTTGGACGCGTAGTTGGAGCCAGCGACCGAGCCGAGGATGAGCCGCAGACCATCGAAGTAGGTGTTGTTGTACGCGCCACCCTCATTGGCACCCGTGCCGGATGCGTAGGTGCCGTTGCCCTGCGCGAGCATCGTCTGCAGGTCATACGCCAGCTTGACCATGCCAGCGGAAAGCTCCAGCTTCTCCGGATTCCATGCCATGCCGCCCTGCCGGACCGCAGCCAGTTCCTTGAAGCCCACGCCACGACCGAGCGCGAAAACGGCGATGTTCGCCGTCTGCCGCACATAGTCCGACGCGGTGAACCCTACCGTGCCGAGATCCGAGACGACCGTGCTGATGGTGTTGCTGGTGGACGTCGTGTTCGGGTCCGGCGACACCATCTGATCGAAGGCGTGCACGAGACCGTTGGCCGGCTCCTTTGGAATCATTTCATAGAAAGGAAACTGCTTCACGAACAATGCGTAGATGATGGGCTCCAGGTCCTGCCGGACCAATGCGGAGCCGTCAGATTCGCCCGTTCCTGAGGTCGTACCCAGAATGTTCTTGACGCTGTCGGGGATAAACGCCGCGCTGCGCAGTTCGCGCGCCATCGTCTGCTGCACCCCGGTTTCGTCGCGCGGGGCCGGCTGCATCTGTGCGATGCGCAGCATCTGTTTGAGTTCCTCAGCCGAGTAGCGCAGCAGCGTGTTGATCTTCTTGCGCCGCTCCAGCTGATACGTCACGTCCTGTGGATGCGCCAGCGTGGAGCGGAACTCCAGCGGGTTGTCCTGAACGGCTGTAGGCATACCAACTCCTTTGCCATGCGTCAGCGGCATGGCCGTCATGGGTGCTGTGTCGTGAGGTCGTCATCTATGCCACGCCGCGCACCTTGGCACCCACGCACGAGGGAGCTGCATACGGCGGCGAAAGCACATTGGAGGAAAAGTGGTCAGTCGTCGTCGCCGATGATCGGAATCAGGGCATCGCCACTCTCTTCGTAGCGCATGATGTGGCCGAGCCCATCCGGCAGGCCCATCACGGCCACGCGCTGCTCACTGCTGAGCGCGGGGCGGATGCCTTTGCCGACGCCAGCCGGCCAATGACGGCAGAGGCCAACACCTTGCACGTACTGCTTACTCGTGCGCTCATAGGCACGCGCAAGACGCTGCTCAGGCGTCAGGTCATCGTCCGACGCTGGCGTGGCCATGAGTGCCACAAGCTGCTCGGTCGTGAGCGTGCCGGCATCACCAAGATCTTTCGCGCGCACGCCACCGAGCGCACGGGCAAGCCGTGTCGGGCGACCGAGTGGGACTTGCGAAAGCTCACCAATTTGTTCCGCGAGCGTGGTCGTCTCCGCGGCGAGTTGCTGCTGCTGGGCGGATGCGGCGCCGAGCTGGCGCTGGACCAGCTGTACCTGTTCCATAAGTGCGCTGATGCCGAGACCGCTCATGGCCTTGGTGAGCGTGCCTACTGCGGCGATGAGGTCGGCGAGTGCCTTGCCGTCCAGCGTGTCCCGTGCATCCTGCATCTGATCACCGCCCGCGTTATCGGACATGGTCTGATCTTCCGCCGCGGCGGATGCGGCATTCGTGACCTGGCAGCACATGCCATCGGTGAGCGACATGCAGTGATCATGAATCGCCTGAATGCGGTCCATGTCCTCCTGGCTATGACGGCGACCGGCCTTGCGTTGCACGCGGCGTGCGCTGCGCGAGCTATACACTGGACCTAGTGGTGCTGATGCTGGTTGGGGCGTGCTTGCGCCATCGTCATCGTCCGAGCCGTCGTCAATATCGGGAATGCCCAGCAGAGCCATCAGACGATCAACACGTGAGTCGAGCTGCCAGGGACTGACCTCGGAGAGCGCGTCGCATAGCGTGTCGGTCATCGAGTCGATCTCTGAGACGAGCGTGATGACCTCCTGGCTATCGTTGTCATCTTTGAGCAGGCCCTTCAGCAAGACGCCATCTGCCCGAAGGCCGGAAGCATCCACGGACGCGAAGCCGAGCGCCGCACCGAGGTCGTTATAGGCCTTGAGCAGCGCGACCTTGTGCGCATCGAGCGCCTTTTCCTCAGTGTGGCGGTGCCCATGATCGGCGTCGCCATCATGAGTATGTTCATGCTCATGACGCCCGCCGTCGCCATCATGATGTTCGTGGGTATGCGTGCCGTCTTCCAGGATCGTGACGATGCCGTCGCCGGCCTTGGTCTGATCCTTGGTCCGGTCGGGAGCAACGGCCTTCTCATGAGCATGACCATGGTCGGCATCGCCGTGATGCTCATGCTCATGGGTATGGCGGTTCCCATGCCCGTCATGATGGACGTGCGTGTGGGAACCGGTCATCGGTTCGTGGGTGCCGTCGTCATTCACCCGGACGCTCTCGCCGTCCCCGTCGCCTTTCTGTGCGATGTGATCTGCGGACTTCTCATGCGGATGATCGTGACGCGCGTCACCGTCATGGCGATGGGTATGCTCATGCATCTCATCGTCGCCCTGGCTACCCATGGCCTTGTGACGATGCGTGTGCTCACCTGTGAACGGCGCATGTCGCCCGTCAGCACTCACCGCAATGTCACCGTCTTCCGCCTTCACGATCACGAAGTCCGTGGGCAGGCTCTTCTCATCGGCCCAGGGTACAACGATCGAATCGTCGTCGAACTCCTTCGCCATCCGGCGGTAGTAGCCCTCGATGCGGCTCCTGATCTTCTCCTTGTCAGCCTCGGGGATATCGGCGGCATCCACGCCATGTGCACCGGCGCAGGCAAAGATTGCCCGTGGGACCGCCTTTACCTCGTCGCCAATGACGTCACAAAAAGCGAGTTTGTACTCGCTGACGTTGTCTGCCACATCACCCTCAGGCGACCAGAAGTGCACGCTCCGGAACTTGCTCTTGTCGAGATTGTCCTTGCCGCCGGCCCATTCCAGGAGCCGCTTGTGTGCCGCGCCATTGTCCCATGGCCGGTCGCGTTCGGCCAGCGGCCAATCGGTCTTGCCCGTCGCGCCTTTCGTCACGTCGGGTGTGAGGTCGTTCATTGGCACTCCTTTCAGCCCGTCCGGTGTCATGGTGGGCACTGCCAGGGCTGCGGTTCGGTTGGGAGATGATGGAGTGATGGACGCCAGTAGGTCCTTGACGCGAGAACGAGGCACCTGTTGCTGCCGTCCGCCCGATTCGAGCACAAATGCGCGCGTCTCCGGCAGCCAGAACAGGCGGGTGACGCTCTTCGATTTACGCGGCAGCGTCTCCGCGAGGGTTTGAGTGAGCTCGCGGCTCTCGACGCCGGAGAGCAGGTTGAGCCACTTCTCCGGCCACAGGCTGCGGACCACTGGCGCGAGCTTGGGATTGTAGGTACGAGCGAACAAGCCCTTCATGGCATGCTCCACCCACGACCGCTGATTGGCGGGAATGCCCACAACGGACATCTCCACCATCTTGACGTGAGTGATGTCCACGACCACCTTGCCCTCGATGATGTCCCAGAAGTCGAGGTCACCCTCGTCCACCGGCGCTTCAGTCACCACGTCCACCCACTGGTAGCCGGTCACCATGAAGCCACCGGAGACGCCCATACGCCGGCCGCGCTGGACGTAGAGCCAGGTCTGCAGCGCGTTGGGGTTGAGAATTTCGACATCGGACGTGAAGTGCAGATCGGCAATGCCACCACTCATCACGATGGACGGCTGGCCTTGCAGGCTGCCGAAGAGCGAGTCGGGCAGAGTGTAATCGTGATTGAGGAAGATGCTGAGGTTGGCGTCGCACTGCGTCATGTCCTGCAGTGCCGTCACCGTCATACGATCGCCCTGCAGGTCGCGTTCGGTGCTGCTGCCAGTCATGTTGACGAGCGGACGTGGCAGCTCGGCAAGGCGATTCTGTAGTTCTGGTTTACCGACCAGTGAGATGAGCTCGTCAGTGTAGCCGTACTCGGCCAGTTCCATCGCGCCGGTGAAGACCGTGAAATCCACGGGATCGTGAGGACGTGCCGCCAACGTGGCTGCTGGCAGCTCATGTGGCTCAGCCATGTGGCGGGCCCTCCATAACATTAGGACGCGGTACCAGCCGCGTTGTCAGAAATCTCAGGAGTGACGATCTCTGTCGCTGGTGCGCTCGTCTCTTCAGCGACCAGTGTGGCTGCGCTGTTAGGTGGCGCGCCTTCCTGCGCAGAGATCGGAGCTGGCTCTTGTGCAGGTGGCGTCTCCGGAGGCACGGGCAGCAGCCGATGCGACACGCCATTGGTGAGCGCTACGTGCTGTGGCTTCTCGCCCACGGGATAGGTCTTGCCATTGACCGTGAAGGTCATGGTGACGAGTTGCGTGCCATCGGGCTCCTGACTCGTCTGCAGAGAGCGCAACTCGCCCAGGTCGTCGGATTCGATGACGGCGGGGTTGTTCTTGTAATACACGATGCGATCTCCATGAATAACGAGGAATGGCCTATGGGAGAGACTTTCTGCAAAGGCGTAGAGATCAAGCTACTGCTCAGCCGGCGTCCAGTAATGCCAGGAGCGTGCCTGTTTCGTATCCGGGTGCGCGTAGGGCACGCTCGTCTCCCAGACCACGGGAACAGATGAGGTGTAGTGGCGGTCATTCGTGCCGTCAATGAACACGGCTAGATTGAGGGAATCGTCCCAGACCTTGACGACAAGCGCAGCCCGCAAGACGCCATCTGGCCCGACAAACGCGACGCTTTCTCCCACGCGGACCGACTTTGGGTCGAGCTGGTAGTCCCAGCGAGCGCCTTCGCCTTGCACGAGCTCTTGTGCCGGCTGTGCTGCGTGAGATTGTTCCATATGATGTATGCGCACCTTTCGTGAACTGTGTGGACATGGCGTATGTGTGCAGATGCAAGATCGTGCGATATACACTGGGTAGACGAGGTCGTAAGCAGCAGTGCGATGTGCTACTGTTAGGAACAAGGAGGTGCGATTCGTATATGAGTACATCGCAAGGCGACTGGTCGAAGAACACTTATGACCGCGTCGCAGGACCAAATGATTTGAGCATGGGGCTCATGTACCCCAGCGGGCGTCAGCAACCACCTACGAGTGTATTACTCCACTACGGAGTGGACACGTTCCCAGGTATGTTTAATGCCGAATTTACTGTCAGCGAAGCGCAACAGTTTGCGGAATTACTACGTGCACGGCAGCCTGGAGTCGTGAACGGCATCGAGGTGTCTCTCGACCCTCGCACAGCGCTCTCGCGCAGCGACGTGCTCGCTCTTTACTTCACCACAGGCTTTCGTGGGACACTTCGCATCTTCCTCGACTATGCAACCGCAGATCGCTTGGCATACCAGTGTGACTACATGGTCAACCAGGTTCAGAAAGGCGCATCCGGCACACCATAGTGACAGTGCGCTCTTACATGCCATCCGCAAGAACAATCGTCTTCTCGTGGATACAGTTCTGATGAGCTGGATAGTCGGGAAGCAGGTCGTAGTCTTCGAGTGGGAACGTCTCGCCGGCATAGTCGCTACAGATCCCGTCGGGTGACGAGTAATCGGGTAGGATGGCCACGACCGCACCGCGGCTGTCTATCGGATCGCCATTGCTGTCCAGAGCGGTCCCGTCGAGCAATTCCTGGATGAACTGTTCCGTACCGTCATCGGCCGCGCTGGCCGTCTCGTACTGGGCAACCTGGCTCGACTTCCAGGCAGCACGGGTCGTGCACCAGTTCGCGAGGTGTTCGCGCAGCGCGTCACGCGCGCCATCCAAACTGCCGTCGTGCTGCGCCTGCCATGCCAAGAGAAACGCCAGCGCCGTCGCCTCCATGTCGGCGCGATACGTGTCTGCGATGTGCCGTGCGTTGGCCTCCGCGGCCTGACGCATGGCGTCGTGCAGGTCGTCCGGCGGCTGCCAGTCGTCAGGCACGTCGGCTCCCATCGTGGCGGCGGCGTCTTCGTAGGAGGCAGTAAGCGCCGCGAGGCGTGCCGCGAGGATCACCGCAGCCATCTGACGGATGGCGCTATCCGTCAAAAGGAACGCGGCGGTGACGCCGGCGATGATCACGTCTCGCTCGTGGGCATTCTGAGAGTCAGACATGGCTAGCCTGCCATCTGAGCAGTTGCCCCGCGCTGCTGCGCCTCCTCGAAGAGCGTCTTCACCTGGCTTGCCAGTTCCGCCGCGGCATTGATCTCGCCTATGCTCTTGTGATGCGCCGCCGCCACCTCCGATCGCACCCTGCCGAGCTTGTGTGGTTTGTTGCCGTCGGACTTGGACGTCACGAGTGTGACCATGCGCTCGTGTTCTGGTCGCCAGTGTCGCCCGGGCATACGGGCATCACGACGCACGACCGATCGCAGCTGTTTCGGCGTGCTCGATGCGGCAGCATTCGCCGCAGCCGTTGGCGGTGTTGCTTCCGGCTGCTCCGTCGTGGTACCAGTGGCCGGGCCCGACTCTGCAGCAGGTGCATCAGTTGGCCGGCTGCGGTCCGGCTTCTCCTGGGTCGTGTCCTTTGGCTGCGTTTCGTCGTCGTCGAGTCCACCTTCGGGGTCCTGTGCGCCAAGGTCGCCAGCAGTGGCGAACGTTCCATAGTCGCCGGTCTCGCCGTCGTAGGACAGCCACGGCATCGGACCGTTCTTCGTATCCACCCAGAAGGTGTTGCCGCCGGCGACCGGCTCCTCACCGAGCATCTTGAGCGCCATGTTCGGCGTCAGGAGTGGCAAGCCCGACAAGCCGTCCTGTGCCATCTTGAGCACGCGCTCGGCGTGCAGCATCCGGCTGATCTCTGAGACCTCAGGGTAGATGATCCGCAGGTTCAACGCGTCCATAGTGGGACGGCCGTCTTTGTCTACCGGCGCGAAGTCGGCCAGAAGCTCGCGATTGAGGAACTCTTCCAGGAGCAGCAAGAGCGGGATGAGCCCGGCATCTTCGGTGATGTCCTGCTGTACCTCGGCAGTGGCTTTATTGATGTCGAACGTGATGCCGATCTGTTGCGGACTGATCTGGAAGACCGCACAGATCTTGCGCGCGAGATACGTCTGCCACTCCAGGAACTGGTTGTCCCTGAGGCTGAACATCAGCGGATAGACTGAGATGTCGCCGTCGGTGCCCAGATACATAATCTCACGCTTGCCCGCCACGTCCATCTCGTAGGCCCGCTGCAAGGCATTGATCGTGCTCTGGGTCGCGCCTTTGAGATGCACCAGATGCGGCGGTGGTACGTCGCGCACAAGGTTGGCTGCTTTATCAGTGGCCGCGAGATCCGCGCGAATCGTATCGAGCAGCACCTGTACCGGCGAGAGGCCGAAGCGGTAACTCGCGGCGTTGGCCATGATACAGATCAGCTCATCGTTGCGTAGCGGCACCGTTCGGATGCCATCCGGCGCGGCGTAGACGTAGCGCGGCATCGCGGGATCGCCGTTCCAGTCAGCGATGATCTTGATGGTGCTGCCGTCTTCATAGTACAGCCCGTGCGGCGTGCGCCGCGCATCCATGGACTTGCTGATGCAGCCGCGATCGAGCACAAGGATGTCATCCAGCACCGGCTCCATGAGTGAGCGGTAGGAGTCGCGATACTCGTTCGGGAAGTTCAAAAGGCGCTCGACTTGTCGCTGGACCTTGACGTTGAATGGCTTGGTCTCGTCAGCGGGAATCACCGTGATATCGGCACGGCCGATCTGCTGCTTGCGCGTCGTGATGGCCGCATGTACCCACGGATTCTTGCTGGCGAGTCGTCGCAGGAAGTCCGCGTTCGGCACGCCCACGGCATCCATGCGTTTGGCGTGCATGCCTGCCCACGCACCGGCGGCCCCGCCCGATGCGACCGGCGTGCTACCTGTCGGCGCGGCTTTCGTCTGCAGGTCGCCCAACGCCAGCGCACGCGCATCGACCTGTGCCAGTAGATAACGCACCTCGCCAAGCAGCTCAGGAAAGGCGTGGAGCTGTGGCGCGAGTTGTCGCAGCTGCAGGACAGCCTGGCGGGCTGATTCCGCTGCGTGAGCCGCGCTCTCCTGTTCCGCGCTGCCAGTCGAAGCCAACGCATCACGCAGCGCGGCCAGTACGAGTGCGCTATCAGGCCGTTGGTTTCTGGCCGATCGCGCTCGAGTTGTGCGTATGCGGCGTCGGCCCATGTGGATACCTCATTCGCGCGGAGTGAACCCGAAATCGCCGCCGCGCTGCAAGCGTTGGAGGATACGCGCGAGGTCGGCCTGATGCTGACGACTGGCCTCGTCATCATCGGGATGGAAGGCCTCAGGCTGCTGGGCAGCAGCGCGCCGCAGGAGCGCCTCTGCGGGATCGGTCACGGAATGCGCGGAGGCATAGGCCGCGGTGCTCCGCAAGCGAGCCAGCGCGGTGTGCAGGGCGTAGCGCGTGGCGTCGAGCGCGTGGTCGTTCTGCTTCAACGGTTTCTCGTCAGCGTTGCGCTGCTCTGCCTCTTTGGTGGCGTATTGGTAGCTGCCGTACTCGGCAATCGTGTTGACGCACGCCGGATCCACATAGAGGCCGCGTGTCCCGTCGCCGCGCAGGGCCAGCAGCGTCGAGATGGTCTGGATGCCCGGAACGATGCTGTTGTCCGCGGGACGGGCGCGACTGTCGAGCATCGCCCCGTCGAGCGCACGATTGAGCTGGTCAATGTGTTCCGGCTCATCCGGCCCGCAGTACCAGTCCGTGACGCCGTACGCGCGCGTAAACTCCACGATCGCCGGAATGACGGTTTCGTCGAGGCTGGCGCGACGCTGGTAGAACTCGGCCAGCTGCCACGCGCGCTGATCGCCGTCGAGGCCGAAGACGAGTGCCACGGCTGGATTGGTGTAGCCCCAGTCCACTCCGCCGACGACCTGGCTGAACGTCTTCCCTGGTGGGGCGGCACGCACGTGCGTATCCGCCGCGAGCGGGTCACTCTCGAAGCGGTAGACGAGACCCTCGAACGCGGTGAAGAGTCCGAGCACCTCTTGCTCGTAAAACGCGCCGGTGTATCCCAGGCTTTCGACATAGCCGGGTGGAAGGTTACTGGCGTTCTCCAGTGTGCTGGCACGGTACAGCCGGTGGCCAGGCTGCGGCTTGCCCTCGAAATCGCGCCAGTAGCCATCTTTGCCGTGGGGCGTTCCGGTCGCCCAACCCGCTGTCACGTACCCCTGCTGTCGTAATCGGCCCTTGAGGATCTGCCAGGCATAGTAGCCGCACAGCGGCGCCTCATCCAGCCAGAACCAGGCGAGGTTGAGGCCGCGTGAGCGGTCCGGTTGATCCATGGAGCGAAAGAGGATCTCAGAGCCGTTCGCGAGCACGAGATGCTGGTCGTTGCGGTTGTAGCTGCGAATGGCAGCACGCGGCAAGAGCGCGAAGAACGTCCGCTGCGTGATGTCACGCAGCATCGTGTACGTCGGCGCGCCAATCAGCCCAAGTGAGCCATCGTGAGCGAGCGCGTACACAATCGAGCGGACCGCGCCGGCGTACGTCTTGCCTGCACCGATCCCACCGATATAGAAGCTGTACTGCGCGCTCGATTCCACGAAGGCGCGTTGTTTCGGCTTGAGTATAAACCGCCGTTCGGTTTCACTGGGATTCGCGGTGGTCATCAGCGTCCGTCACCAGTTCTACGTCTGCTGGCATTTGTCCCACCGGCGTGCCAATCATCGCCCCGATAGCGGCACTGCCATCGGTCTCGATGGTAATGCGAATGCCCGTGCCGCTCTCGCGTTCCGGTTGCGGCTTGCGATGGCCGAGTTCCTTGGCGATATCGTCCAGCGCTTCGCGAAATGCCTGATGCGCATCGCGATTGAAGTGCTCGTTCGTCATCGTGAGCATCTCGCCGGACTCCTGGTCACGTCCGATCTGGCGCACTTCCTTGAGCCATGGGCGCTGCTCGTACTCTTCGCGTGCGCTTTCCGCCATCTGTGCGAGGCCGATGATGCGCTGCTCTTTGCGCACATAGGGAATGCCCTGGGCCGTGAGCGATTCGATCAGGTGCTCACGCATCTCGTCCAGCTTGGCCTGAAAGTCCGGGTGTTCGATCCATCGCGCGAGCGTGCGCACGGAGACCTGGACATTTTCTGCCACTTTTACCTGTGAGAGTCGTCCCTCGAAGACGAGGGCAATCGCTTTCAGGATCCGCGCGTCCTCCATCTTCAGCGGTCGACGACGGTCTGGTCCTTCGTTGGTAGACATGCTAGGGTTACCTCAATCCAAGCATGGTGCGTTAGGTTACCTATGGCTAGATGAGTACGAGGAACGAGACAATCGCATGAATGCCGAAGCGAAGAAAGAGCTGCAGCAGCAAGTGAAGCAAGCAGATGCCCTCTTTGGACCGGCCATGCAACGGCCCAGTGCCCACATAGCCGCGATCAGTGGTGCGTTCGCGGTAACATGTATCGCGTTACTGACTCCCTTCGTGAGCGACACACCCAAGATGCTGGATGCGCACTTGCAGGCAGCACTCATACGGCTTGCGATGGCGTTGCCGGTGCTGCTGCTGTCGTCACTCCTCATCCTGTTGGTGCGAGCGGCAGTCTTAGCTTTCATCGCCTTTGTCATAGGAGGTGTGCTTCTGCAGTCTGCTGTGTACGAGCTACTGCTGCATGTCTATCCGCACGCTGCCTACGATTTTGTTGCAGTGTCCGCGCTCTGCATCACGATGTTGCTGATCCGATTCGTATTCCGCCAGCTTAAGTGGAATGATACGATCATGGCAGCTATCCTGCATCTTCGCGAAACGCCCCACGCCGCTCCAACCACCGCAGAAACTCCAGACGGCGAAAGGTGAGATCGCCGGTATCATCGGCATAGGTGCCGGATTGGACGGCGTTGCGCAATGCGGCGAGCCGTGGATGCAGAATGCCAATGGTGTCGAGAACCACGGATTTACTTGCGCAGGCGCACAGGTGGAGCGGCATCAGACAGCGCCAGCAGCGTGGATGATCGGGATCCGGACCGGCAAACGGTGAGAGCAGACTCATAAGCGGCGCCTCTATAACACGAAAGCCGTCACCTGTCGCCACGTGACGGCTCCCGCGCGCTTGCCATCGTTCCAGCGCGTCAGCCACGGTGCTGCCGAGAAGGCGCCTATCCCCATCGCCGGTGTACAGGGCCGGGTATCGCGTGCTGGCTTGCTCGTCTCGGTCTGGCGCGTAGTTCGCCCCCAGGCACATGAGCCTGTGGCCATCCACGCCAGCCAACACTCCTGAGACGTTCCAGCGCCCTGCGGCTTACTCGGATTATCAGCCGTGGGTTAGCGACCGCTGCGTCATGGACAAGCCATTTTCAGCTTTAAAAGGCATTCAAAGAGCGTTTTTCAGAGCATAGAGAACCATTGCGGGCATGTGCACGGTCCGCCTTACGGGATGATGCCCCGCGCCCGTGCGGGCTGCTACCCACCACGTTCTGCGATTGTATGCGGCTGATCTCCCGCCGCTTGAGAGCCATCGCGCTCATCCGCTGGGACAAGCTGACCACCGAGACCAAACGTTTGTCGCACGTACCGCGCGATGCGTTGCTCCATCCGCGTGAGCCACGCGACCGTGTGGCCGTACTCCGCGGCAACCTGTCGCGGATCCTGGTGTTGCCGGTGTACCGCGAGAATTGCCGCGATAGCCTCACGTTCACGTGGACCCGAGAACGCCTGCAGTACACGACTGGCAACGTACTCCGATTCCCACCAGCGCCAGCATACCAGGCGTTCCTCGCGTACTGCGTCCGGAAGTACCGGCGCGATATACTCGCGAAACGCGGGACTCCACCGGAGACCGCCAGCATAGGTACCGAGTCGTGCGGGCATGCTGCCTATGCGCTCCATCTGGCTCGTGTGGATCGCGAGCGGGATGGGACGTGCGTCGCGCGACGCACGTACGCGCAGCTTCAGCGTGTCCGCAGAGAGTGGCTCGCCGGTTACGGCGTCGCGCGCATGGGAGACATGTGTGGGTCGATGGGATGACGTACGCTGCAAGCGGGCCGTTTGACTGCCACCCGTAGGTGCTTGTGCCGTCTGTCGCCGCTGCGCCTTCGCCCGTCCCTTCCGTCCCATGCGCGCTCCCACTGTCGCGATCCATAGCGGGCGTGCCGCTCAAGTCAAGCTGAGTATAGCCAATCCGTTAACGATAAGTCAAGTTCCCTCAAGAGAACGTTTAGACAAAGGTACTGACCGGCGTCCACGCGCGATGAGGTACCGTCCGACGCGGTCCAGCTCAAGAAGATCACGTGCTACATCGGGTAGAGGATCGTGCGAGTTGGCAGCCGCGGCATAGGCGATCTTCAGGCCGAGCAGGTAGAGCGCGCCAGCGGCGACATCCTCCCAGGAGGATACAGTGGGCGCGGGCCTGGACGAGAGCCATTCCGCACGGATACATGCTGCGACCGCCGCGACATGCTCGCCGATGACGATGTTGAGCGGTTGTGCCGATTGCACACGATCCGGCGCGCCAAAGTCAAGTCGGAGCACGTCACAGCCCTGGGCAGTCGCGACGATCTCGCGTCCCATGTCGTCCACGAGGACATGTGGACGACAGGTATCTCTGGTCCACATATCGCCCAACTGGTCAGCTAGGCGCCGCAGATAGCGACGGGTACGCGCGTTCACACTGACGCTGGGAAGAGTGGCGTTCATGTGTTCTCTCTCTATTCCAGGCGTAGATTTGGTCCGCAAACATCGATGATCTGGCACGTTTCGAGCAGCCGATCGACCACACGCTCACCGATACGTGGCTTGAGTTGCTCCGTCCCGTAGTTGGTGCTCATGAAGGTGGGCAGGTTGTGGTTGTAGCGCTCGTTGAAGATCACGAACAACCGTTCGATCATCCACTCTGTTGGCTGCTCGACGCCAAGGTCATCAATCACCAGCAATGGGATAGTCTTGACGCGCTGGAGCCGGTGCATGTAGCTGTGATCCTCAAAGCCCGAGCGTAGATAATCCAGCAAGTCCGCGCCGGTCGTGAACAGCATGCGATACGTGTGTCGGTCGGTGAGTACCCAGTGCTCCGCGATCACCTTCATGGCAGAGACCAACAGACCCGTCTTGCCGCGTCCATAGTCGCCTTTGAGAATGAGCCCCTCGCAGCCGTCCCAGTGCTCAAGAAAACGCAGGATGTCCTCGTACGCCTGGACCTGGTCAGGATGAGGATAGCTGGAGAAGGTATAGGCGCTTGCACGTGGCGGAATGTTGGCCGCCTGCACGATCGCGCGCACCTGCTGCTGGCGCCGTTCCGCGACGATCGCGCGCCCACGGGCACACGCATTGCACGGCGTGTTCAACATGCCAGCGGCATAGCCCGTGTCGCGACACGTGTAGCACTCACCGGTGAAGGCGCGGCGGTTCGCTTCCTCCTGCGCCTGCTCGAACATCCGGCGGTCATTCCAGCGCGCCCGCACGACCTCAAGATGTCGGCGTGTGGCTTCCACGCTCTCCTTGGGTACGAGCGGCCCGAGCTGCCTGCTTTGCCCGGATGAACGCGGCATATTCCCCGTCTGCCGTTGGGTCTGGTATGACCGGTTCAGCTTTGCGTGGAGACGCTGTGCGTCCTGTCGAACTCGCTGCAGGTCCTCCGGAGTTGGTTCGCGTGCCATTGTTTCCTCCATTCGCTGCTCGGTATTCGGCGGGATCCGCCTGATACTCCAGCCAGTACTCCTTGAGCTTCATGAGGCTGAGCGGTTTCGTTCGCCAGAAGCTCGTCCGCTTCGTGATGTCGTAGCAGTCCATGATCTCTTCGACCGGCACGGGCTGGCCGTCTTTTGCCGTGTAGAACCAGTGAGCTGCGTTGCGCTCGCGGCCGGGGTTGGCGAGCTTCACGCTTGCGCCCAGGCGCTGGATGTAGGCGTTGAGTACCTGACTCACGTAGGCCTGCTCCGCGCGATGCGCTTCGAGGACCTCGCCTGTGAGCTTGGGCGTGCGCCGAGACGCCGGCGACGACCGTGGTGAGGATGGGGGATCGGATTTCGGCAATACGATTTCTGTGGCGATTACCCCCTGCGGCACCGCGCCGGCGCTTGTCGCCGCGCCAGATGCGTGAGCATCTGTTTCTTTCGTAACGCTTTCTTCCGTACCCTTTCTTAGCGCGTCCGCTCGCGTCGCTTCCTCTCGGGCTTCTGAGCGAGCATGCGTAACCTGTTTGATTCGATTTGAAGCAGACGAGCGTAACCCATTTGGTACACTTTCACCAACCGAGCGTAACCCGTTTGATACAGTTTCACTGGCAAGCGCGCGTAACCCATTTGATTCATCTTCAGCAGGCGAGCGTAACCCGTTTGATTTCGGGATACCAGGCTTGCGGCCTGCACCCGCACGTGTGTAGCGCTGCCGTCGATAGGTCCGATCCAGGGGCTTCCATTCCTCGAAGGCGAGATTCCAGCGCAGCATGCCGTGGCGAGGATCCTCGGCGTCCGGCTCATAGAAGAGGATCCCCAGTTCGACCGCCTTTTCTCGCAGACGGTACATGTGCTGACGTCGCATGCCATGCCGTGCTGCCCACTCGGCGTTGTCGTAGGGGCACCAGATGCCGGGCTCACGCATGCCTTTGCGGCGCTGATAGCCCGCATCTCCAAACGACCCGGCCAGCACCCAGTTGAGAAAGGCGCGTAGCTGGCCGGATATTGCCGCGTCCCCAATATTAATGGCCACCTGCTTGGAGTAGCCGGTCATGCTGCCTACCAGAGGCGTGATATTGCCCACTGCATCTGTATCCGCTGTATCCGGCTCTGGCGGAGCGCACCCCGTCACGTCCGTCCTAAAGGTTTCGCGCGTCCCCGCCATACGATGCCTCGTATCTATGTAGTCAACCGCCGCAGCCATCAGGACACCGCCGTTTCATCACCTGTCTTATCCCAGAGCACCTCGCGCACCTGTGGCGCGTTCCACCCGATGATCACCGCGTTGATTGCCTGACTGGCCTCACCCGCAGTCAGACCCGGTCGCAGCCGCTCCGGAGCATGCTTACGCAGGAAGGCAATCTGTTTCGCGGTGATGCCCGCCTCATGCCAGCCTTGCTCCTTGCCCGCGAGATAGAGTATCGCCTTCCGGTCGAGCCACCTACGCGCGACCCGTTGTGCCATCCGGAGTGGCAGCGCCTGACCTGTCTGCGTGAGCACCTCCACGCCCTGAGGGCTGCGTACACCCACGCGGTACAGCCCTGAGCTCTGTGGTGCTGGATCGCGCATGAGATACAGGGTGTGCCACTTATCCGCCGCGATGGTGTAGCAACCCTCCGCTTCGTGCCACGTCCAGCGATACGTCGCGTCGTGTCGCGGATCCAGCAGGGTCAGCGTGACCGGTCGGCGCGCATGTGGTTCATCCGTGGACTGGATTTCGTCCGCGTCATCCGGTTCGAACACGTCCTGGAACAGGTCATCGCCGGAGGCCTCTGCAACCGGCACAACGTCACCAGCCGTGATCTGGCGTGGATCCGGCTCTCCCGCCGTCGCCTCAAGCAGCAGACAGTTGCGCTTGCCGGGCGCCAGACGCAGTCCACGTCCGAGAATCTGCGTGTAGAGCACCAGCGAGGCGGTCGGGCGTGCCATCACGATGCACGCCAAGTCAGGGAAATCGAAGCCCTCAGTAAGGATTCCCACGTTGGAGACGAGCTGGATCTCGCCGCTCTTCCAGCGTGTCAGCGTGCGCCGGCGTTCGTCGCGTGGCATGTCGCCCCAGACGGCAGCGGCGCTGACTCCTGCAGCACCATAGGCTTCGGCAAGCGCCTGTGCATGCGCAACGTTCACGGCAAACGCGACCGTGGGTCGGTTTGTAAGCGTGATGTAGCGCCGTGTCCCCTCCACCAGTGCCGCAAGCACCTCCGGACGCAGCGCGTCGAGCGCCAGCGCTGACTCGTCATAGTCCGACTCAGTGCCGCCCGCGCCATGCGAGAACAGCATGTCCGCCAGGTGCATCGGCACGCGCACCTGCCGCACGACAAGAGGGGCCAGCCAGCCAGCTTCCTGCATGCTCGCAATATCGCGCTCGAAGACACAGGAGGGTAGCACGCTCTGTAGCACGTCTTTGTCGGCGCGATACGGTGTCGCCGTACAACCGATCACCGCCACGTCCGGTGAGTGCTCCGCGACGCGCCTGATCAGGGTCCGATAGCTGGTCGCGGTAGCATGATGCGCTTCGTCATAGATCAGTGCGGCAACTGACTCGTGCGAGGCGCTGAGCACACGACTGATGCGCTTGGCGTGCAGCGACTGGATCGAGGCTACCACGACCGGCATCTGATACTCGTCGCGACTGGCCATGACGATGCCCACGTGCCCGGGCACCCAGCGCTCGCAGGCCGCGGCGAGCTGCGTCACCAGCTCCTCGCGATGCGCCACCAGGAGTACCCGGCCGCGTGTGGATAGTTCGGCGACGATGCTACCGGCGATCGCACTCTTGCCGGTGCCCGTTGGCAAGCTGTAGTACATCCGCCGTTCGCCTCGCGCTATGGCGGCAAGTACATGGTCGCGCGCCGCCTCCTGGTAATCGCGCAGCGTCATTCGACTCGACGGTCCGTCCGGCGCGAAGAGCGTCGTCTGTGCTATACTGGTCTGTGACATCGTCTTCTCGCTCTCGATGGTTGACTCTGTCTCCTCAGGCCTCGCCATCCCACTTCCGGCGAGGCCTTCGCTTTGTCCTGCCCGCTATCGCTCACGCCAGCGCGATCACTCTTTCCCCTGACGGAACAGTGCGAGCAGACGAAATGACCGCAAAAGTGATTGCATCGCCGTGATGGTTTCTGCCACCACTCAGCAGCGTGACCATGGATTTCATGCTGATTCGTGCCCTCCCTGATGGATAACGTATGCCCCCGGATGGACTGGTGATCAGCCGATCAGCCTGATGAATACGGTGAGTTTTCAGGCGCAGTGGCGTGGCCGGTCGCTGGAAGCGGACGTGCGGGCGCGACGCGTGGCGGAGTTGCTCTTCCAGCTCAAGATGGTGGAGGAGCGCTGGCTGCTCGGCGCATCCACCTATCTGATGGTGCCGCCCGCTCCCGCGCTGGCGACAGCCACGACGGGTGGGACCGTGGCGGCTGGCACCTACTGGGTGAAGGTGACGGCGAAAAACGCGCAGGGCGAGACGACCGGCTCGGCGGCCAGCAAGATCGCGACGACGGGCACGACCTCGACGATCTCCATCAGCATCTTCACCGTGCCGAACGCGACGCAGTACAACGTCTACGTCGCCAGCGGAGCGAGCTATCCGGGCAATGGCGCGGCCTGGCTGCAGGCGGGCATTTCCGGGGCAAACGCCGTGCAGCCCGCCGCCGGCACGCCGGTGACGCTGGCCGATGGCGCGACGGTGATGCCTTCCGGCGAGGTCAATCCCGCCGTGCTGACGGTAACGCTTTCCGCGCCGCCCGCGACCTCCGGCACCGCGCTTTCCACGGTGGCCGCGAATACGGCGGCGACTTTCGTGGACGGCTCCGGCAATCCGCTGATGTGGGACGGGATCATCGCGCAGGCGCTCAACAACGCCACAACGGCGAACGGCGCGGCACTCGGCGCGCAGGTGGCGCAGCCGGCCGACCCGGCGGGCAAGCTGGCGCTCGCGGATATCGACAATCTGCTGGCGGGGATGTATTTGCAAGCGGCTGGCGACCCCGATTACATCGTGATGAATCCGCTGGATAACGTGCGGTTGACGAATCTGGTGGTCGGCGCGGGGCAGCTGCGATATGTGGTGCAGGCGGGCGATAGCGCGGACCAGGGCCAGCTGACGGCGCAGTACCGCGTGACGCGCTACCTGAACAAATCGACCGGCAAGGAGATGCCGATCATCATCGACCGCTACTGCCCGCAGGGGCACATCATCTTTCTGCCACTCTCGATGCCCTTCCCCGTGCCGGAAATCTCCAGCGCGGTAGAGATCGAGACGAACCAGGACTACTGGGGTGTGGACTTCGCCGTGACGGATAGCAACTTCAAGTTCGCGGACTATGTGGATGAGACGGTGAAGGTCTATTTCCTCGGCGGACTGGGCATCCTGAGGGGGATCTACCCCAGCTTCTAG